GCGGCCTCGGCCTCCGGGGACTACGGCGCGGCCACGGCCTCCGGGGACTACGGCGCGGCCACGGCCTCCGGGCGCGAGTCGGTCGCTGTCGCGACCGGGCGAAACGGGAGAGCCCGCGGAGCCATCGGCTGCGTCCTCTTCCTCATCGAACGGGACGCGAACTGGCACATCGTCGCGCACGAGTCAGTCCTGGTCGACGGCGAGCAGGTCAAGCCCGACACCTACTACACGCTCCGAGGCGGCCAGGTCGAAGTCGTCGCCTGACCCCACCATCTCGCGGCGGGGGCCGCTCTCCACCACAGATCCCGACCCCCGCCGCCCTCACTCGCTAGAGAGGACTCGCACCATGAACAGCACGAGCCGCAGCACCGTACCCCCACGCACGATCCACGACCACGGCTCCAACCCGGCCCGGATGCTGGGCGGCGTCCTCGTCGTACTGTGCCTCGTCGTCCTGGGCATGTTCGTCGGCGTCATCACGGCCGCCATCGCCCTGGCCGACGCCCCGGACGAGGAGCCCGGCTACGTCACCGTCGTCTGGGCCATGCCGTCCTGGGCTGGTCCACAGACGCCGACGTGGCCGCAGACCCTCGTCGGCTCCGTCACCACGTCGGCCCCGGACCTGACCGCCGCGGCGGAGCTCATCCCCTGCGGCGTCCCGGTGCAGGTGGACATCTACCTCGCCGGACCGACGACCGACGCGCTGCTCGCCGGCGGCGTGCTGTACGGGCCAGGGAACCCGCCCGAGTCACTCATCCCCGGCGGATGGGGCACGGCCTACACCGTCACCCAGGGCCCAGCGTGCGAGCCCGAGCCATCCCCGACGCCCACCGTGACGCCTACGCCCACGCCTACCGAGACCGTCGCCCCGACGCCCAGCCCTGAACCGACACCCACCGTCACCGTCATCAGCGACCCCGTGCCGGACGTCGCAGTCCTCGCCACCACCGGCATCGACGCCGGATGGGGCCTGCTCATCGCCCTGGCCACGATCGCCGCTGGTGTCGAGCTCGTGTGGTTCGTGCGCGCAGCGCGGACCCAGCGATGACCGCCGACGACGACGAAGGGATGGTGGTCTAGGTGTTCTCGACGGAGACGATGGGCCTGTCCGCACAGGCGATCGCTGGGGCTGGGCGTCATCACCCGCACGACCCGAGCGACCTGTTGCGGTGCATCAACTACTGCTCTCGCAGCGCCATCACCACCGACGCGCTGCGCAAGCGGATGGCCGGGAAGTCGGTCCAGTGGGACCGGCTGCTGCCCGAGTGGGACCGCCTGGTCGCCCTCCTCCGGCACGAGATGGACACGCGCACCGACGGGATAGCGCCGCAGACCTACGTCGAGATGAGGCGCCTGATCGATGCCGGGGTCTCGTGCGCATCCTGCGACGGCACCGGTCGGGGCGACATCTGCACGAGCTGCAATGGGACGGGGCGCCGCTCGGGAGGTCGCTGCCGGGCCGAGAACTGCCACCGTGGTGCTGACTTCTGCGGCGCCTGCCGAGGCAAGGGCTACACCGTCACCGCTGCCACGAAGGCGAGTTGAGCCCCCGTGGACCTGACAGCGGCCGTGGATGCTGGCATTAACGCAGCGTGGCCCGGACTGCCAGCGGGTATGCCCTGGGACCAAGCCAAGCGGCGGGCAACCGCGGCCGTCGAAGCAGCCGCCCCCATCATCGCCGCCCAGGTCGCCGAGCAGATCGCAGCGGCCATCGAGGACTTGCAGGCCAGCGAGGGACTGCGGCTCGGGCGCAACCGTGAGAGCGATGGTGCGCGCGTCTATACGCCCACCGAAGAGGCGCGGATCGTCGCACTCCACGACGCCAAGGTGCTCGCCCGTGAGGCCATCCGATGACCGCCCCGAAGCTCGCCCAGCCAACCGTCCTGACCCTGCCTCCCGAGGTCGCTGCAGCCCTCGGCTCCCCCGGCCCATGCGGCATATGCGGCGCCGGAGACGCGCGCCACCGCGTGCTCGACGCCATCACGGAGTGCTGCCGTGCAGGCGACACACCAGCTGACGTCGCCGCCGACTACGCGATGCCGCTGGCTGTCGTCGCCGAGATCGTCAAGCACTGGAACACCCGGCAGCAGAGGTGGCAGGCATGAGCGCGAACCTGACGATGACGGACCTGTTCTGTGGGGCCGGCGGATCCTCCACGGGCGCCGTGGCCGTCCCCGGCGTCCACGTCCGCCTCGCCGCGAACCACTGGGCCCTCGCCATCGAGACGCACAACGCGAACCACCCGGAGACCGACCACCTGCAAGCCGACATCTCACAGACCGACCCCCGGTACGTGCCCGCCACGGACATGCTCTGGGCGTCGCCCGAATGCACGAACCACTCCCGCGCGAAGGGCCGCAAGAAGATCTACCAGGCCGACCTGTTCGGCGACGGCCTACCCGACGAGGCCGCCGAGCGGTCCCGGGCGACCATGTGGGACGTCGTCCGCTTCACCGAGGTGCACCAGTACCGCGCGATCCTCGTGGAGAACGTCGTCGAGATCGTCGACTGGGCGCCAGACGGGGCACCGATCGGCGTCCTGTTCGACTCGTGGCTGCGCACGATGCTCTCGATGGGGTACTCCCACCGGATCATCTCCATGAACTCCATGCACGCGTCGGCCTACGGGCTACCGGCGCCGCAGTCCCGGGACCGCGTCTACATCGCGTTCTGGCGCAACGGTGAGCGGACGCCGGACTTCGAGCACATGCAGCGGCCCCGCGCCTACTGCCCAGTGTGCGGTGAGGTCGTCAGCTCGATCCAGTCGTGGAAGCGCGCCGGCACCAGGACGGGCCGCTACCGGTCGCAGTACGTGTACCGCTGCCCGAAGGTCTCATGCCGCGGCCAGATCGTCGAGCCAGGGTGGCTGCCGGCGTCGTCGATCATCGACTGGTCCCTGCCAGGGCAGCGCATCGGCGACCGCGACAAGCCCCTCGCGGACAAGACGCTGCGCCGCATCCAGATGGGCATCGACCGCTACTGGGCGCCGTTCCTGCAGGAGACCGCCAACGGCTACGACGCCGCCGACCCGAAGCACACCCGGTACGGCGACCCCGACTCCTACTACCGGGTCTGGCCGCTGACCGAGCCCACCCAGGTCATGCACACCCGGGAGTCGAAGGCCCTCGTCGTGCCACCGATCGCCGTCCCTGTTGAGGGCCGTGACGGGAAGCAGCCCGCGTCGATGCTCTACCCGATGCGGACCATGACCACCCGCTCCGAGACGGGCGTGGCGCTGCCCGCGTTCATGCTCGAGCGGCGGTTCGACTACCGGGTGCGGTCCCTTGATGACCCGATGTCGACCCTGACCGCGAACGACACGAGCAAGGCCGTCCTGAGCCCGCCGTTCATCGCCGAACTCCGCGGCGGCGGGTCGACCGCGCGTCTCGCGTCCGACCCGCTCGCCACCGTCACGGCGTCCGGTAACCACCACGGGCTCGTCGTGCCGTACTACGGAAACGGCCAGGCGACCCCGGACGGGAGACCGCTACCCACGGTCACGACCCTCGCCCATCACGCGCTGATCATGCGGCACAACAACAACGGCGGCGAGGACCAGTCGTCGATGACCACGCCCGACTACGAGCCCGTCCGCACCATGACCACCAAGGGCCAGCAGTCCGTCCTCCAGGGCCGCACCGTCAACATCGACGACGTCCGGTTCCGGATGCTCGAGCCGTCCGAGATCAAGCAGGCCATGGCGTTCCCCGCCGACTACACGATGCTCGGCAACCGCCGCGAGCAGGTCCGTCTCAGCGGCAATGCTGTCACCCCGCCGGCCGCGCGCGACCTGATCGCCACCGTCGTGGCGGCCATCACGGGGGAAGCGGCATGAGCCTTCTCCCCGACGTCCCAGGCATGGTCCACGGCATCGTCAGCCTCGACCCACCGATCATCCAGTGCGACGGGTGCGGGCGGACGCACACCGAGCGGACCATCGAGCTGGCCATCCTCCTGTCCGGCATCCAGTTCTCGCCCGCCCACCCGGGACGGCGCCTGTGCCTCGAGTGCCGGATCGCTGAGGGGTGGGACATCCGATGACGACCACCCCGGTGGGGTCACACGACCAGCTGGCGTGCCCAACCTGCCTGTACCGGACGTCCGCTTCGACGGCGCGCCTGGCTGAGTGGGCGTTCCGGCAGCACGTGTGCGCCCGTCACCAGCCGCCACAGCCGAAGCCTGGCGAGTCGATGCCGTGCACGCATGGTGGGCGCCACCCTCACGGCAGCCCGGCGCGGTACAGCCACGACCGGTGCCGCTGCCGGGCGTGTCGGCGGGCGATCGCGCGGGTCAACGAGGTGCGGCGCGCGGCTCGTGCGGCCGGCGTCACGCCCTGGGTGGCTCCCGTGTTGGCGCGTCGCCACGTGCAGCGTCTGCGTGTGGCTGGGATGTCCATCGCGTTGATCGCTGACGCCGCCCGCTGTTCCACGCAGACCGTGGTCCATGTGCTCGCTGAGACCACGACCCGGATCAAGGCCACCACGGCGTCCAGGCTGCTCGCCATCAAGCCTGCGGTGCATCCGGGGCATCGGGTGACTGGCCCGGGCCCGGCGCGGCGGCTGCAGGCCCTCGCCGTGTTGGGATGGGGCCCTCCCGCGTTGTCGGAGCGGTCGGGGGTCGCCGCGAACACCCTGGCAGAGGTCCGGAGCGCTGTCCGCTGCCCGACCGCTCAGACCGCGGCCGTGATCCGTGTCCTGTTCGACGAGCTGTGGGATCAGCGTCCGCCGGTGGACACGTACGCCCGGCAGCAGTCGGTGCGGACGACTCTGGCGACGGCTCGCCGCCACCAGTGGGTGCCGGCACTCGCGTGGGACGACATCGACACCGACGCGTTCCCCGCGCAGGTCGTTGATGAGCGGGTCACGACCACGGAGGAGGCGAGTTTCCTCGCCAGGGCCGGTGTGGGCCTCACGGAGACCGCCCGGCGCCTGGGTGTGCAACCAGAGTCGGTGATGGAGGCCATGCGCCGCGCCGACCGCCCTGACCTTGCCGCGCTCCTGCGGCACAACGACACGAGGAGTGCCGCATGACCAACGCCGCCTGCGCCCCAGAGAACCACCCAGGGGTCGACCTTGCCAGCATCGACGAACGCACGCCTGCCGCGGTGGTGGAGCGGGCGCGTGCGGTGTGCATGGGCTGCCCGGTGCGGACCCGCTGCGCGCCGCTGATGCGCCGCCTCGACGTCGCCGGCATGGCCGGGGCGATGACCAGGGCTGAGCGGGAGGCATGGCAGACGCAGCAGCGCATCGCCGTCGACCATGTCGACCTCGTGGACGTGACACCCGCCCGGCAGATCACGTCGCAGATGCTCGACGCCCTGCCCGCCCCGGATGTGAGCGGTGAGCTGCCGGAGCGGGTCCGGGGCCTGGTGCTGCGGATGACGCAGGCTGGCATGTCGGCCGAGCAGATCGTGGAGCGCCTGGCCCGGGAGGACGTGACGCAACGCACGGTGAACTACGTGCGGCGCACGTACATGAAGGGCTGGGCTCGTGTGGTCGAGGTGGTGTAACGTGGTTCCGCGTTACAACGATGGTGTGGGGGTGAGCAGGTGAGCACACGAGTCCTGCCGTTGCGGTCGATCCGCCCGCACCCGAACAACCCCAGGTTCGACCTGGGTGACCTGACGGACCTGACCGCGGACATCCGCGACAACGGCCTGATCGAACCCCTCGTCGTCGTCCCCGGCTCGTTCGGGAAGCGGACCGGCGAGTGCGGGTCCTGCGGCCGCGTCGTGGAACGCCACACCTCTGGGGTGATCGGTGAGCACCTGATCGACGGCCGACCATGCCCGGGTGGTGCGGAACCGGCCGCGGATGACTGGTTCGTCCTGGCGGGGCATCGCCGCCGGCAGGCCGCCCTCGACGCGGGCCTGGATGAGGTCCTGTGCGTGACCCGGTTCGACCTGCGTGCCCAGGTGGATCAGGTCGCGGTGATGATGCGTGAGAACACGCACCGCCGTGACCTGACCGCCTTGGAGGAGGCGACCGGGTACGACATGCTGCGGGACCTGGGCTGGTCGTCGACCCGGATCGCGCAGCAGGTGAAGCGGTCGAAGAAGACGATCGACCGCAGGTTGGCGTTGATGCGGCTGCCGGAGCGGCAGCGGGCCCGGCTGATGCGGGGCACGATCACTCTCGCGGACGCGGAGGCCCTGTTGGACCTGCCGCCGGAGCGGGCAGCGCGGGCTTTGCGATCTGTTGGGACGACGGCGTTCCGGCAAGAGGTCGCGCGGGAACGGCTGGGTTCGGACGACCCGGACGTGATCGCGGCGGAGCTGCGGCGCGAGTTCCTGGCGCCGTTCCTGTCGGGTGAGCAGCGTCCACCGAGGCAGACGTGGCCGGCGGTGCGTCGTGCGACGGTCCGGGCGTTGGCTGACGGGTTGCCGCGGCGTCGGGTGGCTGCGTGGGTGAAGGCCCTGGGGTGCCCGGTGGAGTCTGCTGATCCTGACCGTGCACTCCTGGCCTTGGCGGCTTCGGAGGCTGACGAGGGTGTGCTGTACGGGCTGCTGGACGAGCTGGGGTATGTGCGGTCCCCGATCGAGGAGGCAGCCCCGTGCGCGTGACGCGTTCCGGTGGGACGAGCGCCCGGGCGGGTGCTGTGGCTGATGACCTTCGTGTTCTGACGGTGCGTCAGCCGTGGGCATGGGCGATCATCCACGGCGGCAAGGACGTCGAGAACCGGACCCGGAACATCGCCGGGGCATGGCGGGGTTTGGTAGCGATCCATGCCGGGCTGCACCCGTACGAGCAGGACAACGCGTCGAGCCGGGCGCACCGTGCGGCCCGCGGGACCAAGGTCGACACGCGCATCGTGTTCGGCGCCGTCATCGGCGTGGTGGACCTCACGCACGTGCACCCGGACTGCACCGAGATCGTCATGGGCTACGGAGAGACGCCGGTCTGCTCGGCGTGGGCCATGAGCGACAACTGGCACCTGTGCTTCGCCAACCCGCGCCCCCTCGCCCAGCCGATCCCCGCGAAGGGCCGCCTGGGACTCTGGCGCCCGGACGAGGAGCTGCGCGCCGCGATTCTCGACCAGGTTGGGGCGGTGGCCTGATGGACATCACCTGGACGTACAAGCTCACGACGCACCGGGAGCCACCACTCCCACACCCGTTCGAGCGCATAGCGGAGCCGGGGACGGGCTACCGCGGATACGCCCGCGGCCACGTCTACAAGGCTGGCGGCGCCTGGTACTTCGAGGTGCTCGTCAACGGCCGCCGCATCCACGCCGACAACACCGGCCACTGGCGGACCATCTACGACGCCTGTCGCGAGTCCACCGCCGCGTTCGACCTCGTGCTCGCCACGGGGCACCGCCTCAAGGACAAGACGTGGGCCGCCGTCGTCGATCGGAGCGCCGACTGATGGCCGTCACCGCCGCGGACCTCCGCGCCCTGGCCGACGAGATCGACGCAGACCTCACGCTCGGCTGGATGGCCCGACTGCTCACGTGCGCGATCCTGCGTGGGCTCGCCGCCAAAACCGAGAGGGGCGAGCGCTGATGGCCGGCGACCGTGCGATCACTCAGGACCTCATGGCCCGCCTGGAGCGGCACTACATCAAGCCCTCCGAGCCCATGCCGGGCGGGATCTTCCTCCCCGAGGTCGGCTTCAACGGCGCATGGGGCGCCAGCGTCCGCGCCGACGCACTCTACGTGGGCTTCACCTCCACGTCGGGGCGGCTCCTGATCGGCCACGAGGTCAAGGCCTCACGCGCCGACTGGCTGCACGAGCTCGACCAGTCCGGCAAGGCCGACGCCTGGGCCGACCAGTGCCACGAGTGGTGGCTCGTCACCGTCCCGGGCGTCATCCACGACGGCGAGCTGCCCGCCGGCTGGGGCCTGATGCTGCCCGGCCGCTCCACCACCCGCATGGACATCAAGGTTCGGCCCCAGCGGCATCACGACCGGACGCCGTCCTGGGAGGCCGTGCGGTCCATCATGGCCCGCCAGGACACCCTGCGCGCCGCGGCCATCGCCGACGGCGTGCGCAAGGCCTCGGAGAAGATCCGCGCCGACGTCGAGGCTGAGATCGAACGCCGTGTCCAGGCGCGCTCCGGCGACTCGCAGTACGAGCGGGAGCGGCGCGAGCGTGAGCGCACCGAGCTGGAGGGCTACCGGCGTGCTCTGGGTGTCGTACTCCTCGAGGAGCCCGACGGCTACGGGCGGACGGCCGGGCGCGTCACCGCCGACGAGCTGGCCGACCTCGCGGCGCTCCTACGCACCAGCGGCGAGCTGGCGGAGGCCACGCAAGCCCTCGTCGGGCGGTACGGGCCCATCTCCAGCATGCGCCGCCACTGGGAAGACCTCGACCAGGCCCTCCGCGACGCCGCGGCGGCGGCCACCGCCCCAGGCCAGCACGAGGCGGGAGGTGCGGCGTGAACGGCCCCTACTACTCCGACGACTCCGTGACGCTCTACCACGGAGACTTCCGCGACGTTCTGCCGGCGCTGGACATCACGCCCGACGCCATCTGCACGGACCCGCCCTACGGCGAGACGTCGCTCGCCTGGGACGTGTGGCCAACGGGCTGGCCGCTGTTCGTGGCACCCTTCGTCCGCTCGATGTGGTGCTTCGGCTCGATGCGCATGTTCCTCGACCAACGCGACGAGTTCGCCGGATGGAAGCTCAGCCAGGACATCGTTGGCGCCCGGGATGACGACCACGAGGGCGTCGTGACGTGGGAGAAGCACAACGGATCATCGCTCGCCAACGACCGGTTCTCACGGGTGCACGAGTTCGCCCTCCACTGGTACCGGGGTGCGTGGGGCGACATCTACCACGAGACACCGACGACGCCCGACGCGACGCCACGAGCGGTTCACCGCAAGGCGCTACCGCCGCAACACCAGGGCGCGCGCGGCCCGTCCGTGTACGTCTCGCAGGACGGTGGGCCGCGCCTCATGCGCTCGGTCATCCGCGCCCGCTCGATGCACGGCCGGAAGCCCACGAACGAGACCGAGAAGCCAACCGGCATCCTCGAGCCCCTGATCGCCTACGCCGTGCCGCCTGGCGGGCTAGTGCTCGACATCTTCGCCGGGTCCGGCTCGACGGGCCGAGCCGCCCGTGCCATCGGACGGCGCGCGGTGCTCATCGAGAAGCGCGAGAGCCAGTGTGAGGCGGCAGCGCTACGGCTCACCCAGGGCGTCCTCGATCTCTCCGGGGGCGCCGCGTGACCACCGACCCGGCTGGCGCGGTGACCTGCGCGCGACGTCACCACCGATCCGACGTGCTGACCATCGTCGCCGGCGTCCGAGCCACCGAACGGAGCAGAGCAGCATGAGCCTCCCCTACTACGAGGACACCACGGTGACCCTCCATCACGGGGACTCGCTCACCGTCCTGCGTACCCTGCCGTCCGGATCGGTCGACTGCTGCGTCACGTTTCCGCCGTACTTCGGTCTGCGCGACTACGGCGTGGACGGTCAGCTCGGCGCCGAGTCATCCCCCGCCGAGTATGTCGATGCGATGCGTGCCGTGTTCGCCGAGGTACGCCGGGTGCTCGCCGACGACGGGACGCTGTGGCTGAACCTCGGGGACTCGTACAGCGGCTCATGGGGCAACCAGGGCCGCAAGCCGGAGCGCGGCACTCAGCGCCCGATCACCACCGGCATGATCCAGCCCGTCGCTGACGGTCGGTACGGCGACCCCGGAGCGAGCAACACGGGCGCCATGAAGCCCGGGGCGCCGCCCGCGAAGAACCTCCTCGGGATGCCCTGGCGCGTGGCGTTCGCCCTCCAGGACGACGGCTGGATCCTCCGCAACGACATCATCTGGGCCAAGCCGAACGGGATGCCCGAGTCCATCACTGACCGGCTCAGCACGAAGCACGAGCACGTGTTCATGCTCAGCAAGGCGCGGAGGTACTGGTTCGACCTCGAACCCCTGAGGGAGCCCGCTGTCACCACCCGGCCCGGCGCGCTGTCTTGGTCGCGCGACTCCAAGGAGGCCGACGTGCCGGGGCATTCGATGCGGCAGCACCGAGCCGACCGCCCGCAGAAGCGCCGAGCAGCGGAGTTGTTCGCAGAGGCCGGGCTGACCGATGCCCACCTCGTGGCGATGCGCGCGGTCGGCATGGGCGATGCCGGGAAGGCCCAGACCACGCAGTCTGGCACGGGGAAGAACGCGCCCGAGATGCAGCGGCTCGCGGACGAAGCGAAGGCTGCCCTCGGCGGCTACTACCGCGAGTTCCTGTACGACGGCGGACGCAACCCTGGCGACGTGTGGACCATCGCCACGCAGCCCTTCGCCGAGGCGCACTTCGCCACCATGCCGCCAGCCCTCGCCGAGCGGTGCATCCTCGCGGGCTGTAAGCCGGGCGGGACCGTCCTCGACCCGTTCTCCGGCTCCGGCACCACTGGACTCGCGGCCACGAAGCACGGGCGCCGCTACGTCGGCATCGACCTGAACGCCGAGTACCTGGACCTGTCACTACGGACGCGGCTCGCGCAAGGCGTGCTGCTGGATGGGGGCGTGTAGTGGCCAGGTCCCATGGCCGGATCCTGTCCGCGATCTGGACCGACACGGAGTTCACGGCGTTGCCGTGCGGGCCTCAGCGGCTCTACCTGTTCCTGCTGTCCCAGTCGGACCTGTCGCACGCCGGCCTCCTGCCGCTGCGTGCACGCAGGTGGGCGGCGAAGGTCGGCGGCGCTACAGCGGACAGCATCGAGGCTGATCTGGACGTCCTGGCCGGGGCCCGGTTCGTCGTCATCGACCGGGACACCGAGGAGGTGCTGATCCGCACCTTCGTCCGCAACGACGGCGTGTACAAGCAGCCGCGGGTGATGCAGCGGATGCGTGAGGACGCCCAGCAGATCGAGTCGCCGGCGCTGCGGGGGGCGTTCCTTGCGGAGCTGGATCGGCTTCCGTTGGACGAGCTGAGTGATCAGCCGGGTGGTCCGCGCGGTGATCAGCCGTCTGTGCGGGAGATCGTCGCGGGGGTTGTCGCTACCCTCCGGGAGGACTTCCGTGGGGGTCCCGTAGAGGCTCCGGCAGGGGTATCGGATACCCCTGCGGATGGGTATCGGGGACCCTCACGTGTGCGCGCGGGCGCGCTCCCCCATCCCCCTACCCCCATCCCCCAGCCCCCAGCCCCCGTTCCGCCTACGGCGGCGCAGGCGCTCGTCGCGGAGTGGATCGACCACTGCCCCGGCGGTCGACCACCCGGGCGCGTCGTCGGCCAGGTGTCCCGGGAGATCGGCTTGATGCTCACCGAGGGCCTCCCTGTCGACGACGTGCGCCGGGGCCTGGCTGAGTGGCACCGCAAGGGCCTGCACCCCTCCGCCCTGGCGTCGGTGGTGCATGAGGTCCGCACAGCCCCGGCCCGGGGGTCCACCGCGGACGAGCGGGTGGCCTCAGTCCAGGCCCTGAAGGACGCGCCGTGACACGCGACGAGGTGATCGACCTGCTGACGATCGTCGCGGCGACGGACAAGCGGACCGTCGGCCGGTCCGACGTGACGCTGTGGTGCGGCTACGTCGGCGACCTGGAGTTCGACGACGCGAAGACCGCGGTGATCGAGCACTACCGCTCGACACGGGACTGGCTGATGCCGGTCGACGTGCGGACCCGGGTGCACGGGATGCGCACCGCCCGGATGGCTGGTGTCCGCCTGGAAGCGCCGGGGGTGGACCCGGATGACACGGCCGCGTACTTGGCGGCTCGTAGGACCCAGATCGCTGCTGTGGCGTCTGGGCGTGGCGTGCGACAGATTGGAGATGGGCATGTCGGGTGAGACGACGATCACGGTGATCGGGTCGCTGACCGGGCCGCCGGAGCTGAAGTACACGGCTTCGGGTGCGGCGGTGGCGACGTTCACGGTGGCGAGCAACGCGCGCAAGTTCGACAAGGCGAAGAACGAGTGGGTGGATGAGCCGCCGCTGTTCCTGCGCTGCTCGATCTGGCGGGAGGCGGCCGAGTCGGTCGCCGAGTCGCTGACCAAGGGCATGCGCGTGGTCGCGGTCGGCCGGCTGGTTCAGCGGTCGTACGAGAACCGCGAGGGCGAGAAGCGCACGGTGTACGAGCTCCAGGTCGACGAAGTCGGCCCGTCGCTGCGGTACGCCACGGCGAAGGTCACCCGCACCCAGCGCTCCGGCGCCGGCGGCGGTGGCGGTTCGGCGCCGACGGAGGACGCGTGGGCGACGCCGGCGGGCTCGTCGTACTCGGATGAGCCGCCGTTCTGATGCTCGAGCGGTTCGTTGCGGGCACCCCGGCCCCTCAGGGATCGAAGCGGTTCCTGGGGGTGCGGGGTGGCCACGCGGTCCTGGTGGAGTCGTCTAGGGCCCTGGGGTCGTGGCGTGCTGATGTGCGGGCCGCGTTCACTGGTGCGGGGACCATCGCCGGGCCGGTGGTCGTGGAGGTGGTGTTCAGGTTGCCGCGGCCGGCGTCGGTGAGTGTGAAGCGGCGGCCGTTGCCGACGGTGCGGCCGGACGTGGACAAGCTGTGCCGTGCGGTGTTGGACGCGTTGACGTCGGCTGGCGTGTATGGGGATGACGCGCAGGTGGTGCGGCTGGTGGCGTCGAAGGAGTACGTGACGCCGGGGTTGCAGGGGGCGTTGGTTCGGGTGTCTGGTGTGTAACGCGTTTTCGCGTTACAGTCAGATATGGGAAGGGGAGAACGATGACGTGGATGGTGTACGGGGCCCGGACGGGTCGGCTGGTCGCGCAGACCGCGGATCCGGTGACGGCTGCGGTGTACCAGGAGCAGGGGTACGTCGTGGAACTGGGAGGGGCGCGATGAGCGACGAGGGGCCGCACGCAGACGCAGTGAGCGCGAGCGCTGGCCGGATCGAGGCGGCGGCCGACTTGGACGCGCTACCCGTGGACGACGCCCGGACGGCCTGGGAGCGCGAGGCTCTGCGGCGGTTCCTGGTGTCGGCGCCGGACATCCCGGAGCACATCGTCAAAGACTTCGAGGTGGCGTTGTGGGGTGCGTGCCACGTCCTGCGGCTCATGCGCGACACGCCACCGCCCGCCCGTGTGACGCCGAGCGCGGAGGACGCCGAGCGCCGGATCGCGGAGTACGAGGCGCGCGGCGAGGAGCCGCTGACCGAGGCCGAGCGTGAATCGATCATGCTGGGGCGCTGCGGGCCCCTCCTGTACGGCGGCCCGTGCTGGCTGATGCCGGGTCACAAGCCGGACCACCACTGCTACCGCGAGGACATCGACGCGGTCACCGGGGCGTCCGTGGCGCAGGTCCGAGAGCAGGTAGCGCTGGACATCCTGACGGCCGGCTGCGCGGCAGCCGAAGCGCAACGGGCATCTGACATCAAGGCCGGGCTGCCGGTCATCGGGACGAGCACCGCCCTGGAGGCCGAGTGGTACCAGTACAGCAACTGGGCCGCCGGCGTCGCCCGTACTGAGACGAAGGGGGGCGTGGACGCGGTGAGCGAGGCGACGATGCCCGACATCGATGAGGCCGCGATCCGGGCGAGGGCGATGAACCCATACACGAGGATCCATGGCGCCGACGTCTTCGCCCTCCTGGACGCTCTCGCCGCCGCCCGTGCCGAGGCGACAGAGGCGCAGATCGAGTACGCCGACCTCCTGATCGAGCGGGACCGCCTGGCCGCTGAGGTCGAGCGGCTGACGGCGCTGGACGGTGCGACCGAGCTCGGCGAACAGGGTGCGTGGCCCTCCGACGCCGGCCAGTTCGCCGCCCGCTGGAACGCCCGGGACGTTGAGCAGCGGAACGGGTTGCTGCAGCTCATGGTCTCCGAGGCGGCTACCGCTGAGCGGTGCCTCGTGATGGACCACGACGGGTGTGTGACCGAGCGTGACGAGGCCCGTGCCGAACTGGCCGCGCTGCGGCAGTTGGCACTCAACGCGGCATCTGCACTGAACGTGGCGCTCGCTCACGTGGACGGCCGGATGAAGGCCCCAGACGTCGAGGCGCTTGGCGGCGCACGGTTTGTGCTCGGTGACCTGGTGACCGCTCAGAAACCAGGTGGAGTCCTCGCCACCACCCCCAGCGAGCGTGCTGCGGCTGAGCACGGCGAGACGGGGGCGGGGTTGCCCGTGACCATCCGCGACCCTCGCATGGCCGTGCTGCTGCGCTGCATCGCCAAGATGCCAACCCGCCCCACCCCCACCGACCCGAAGGAGGCATGACCGATGGACGAGGCCCTGACATGCCGGACGTTCTCGGAGGACGGGCGCGAGGTGATCTGCACCGCGCCCGCCCGGTGGATCGTGTGGGGGCACCTGTACGAGAAGCGTGACAAGGGGCCGAAGTGCAGCAGGCACCTCCCGGCCAAGGTACGCGAGCAGGGCATGGTGCACCTGACCGGCCTGGGCATCTTCACGGAGGCGATCTACGCGATCCCGGACCTGGCCGAGCACGACCGGCAGGTGGCCGAGCGGGCGCTCAGGGACGCGGCGGATGCCGCTGACCTCATGGGCGAGGAGCCGCTGAGCGGGACGGCCATCGCGGCAATCCTCAAGGGACGTGGCGACTGGCTCCGTGCCAGCGCCGACGCCATCGCCCCTCGCCCTGTCGCGCCTGGGGTGAGCGTGAGCGCGCTGGCTGGTCTGCTGAGGAAGCGCCAGCCGATCATCCGTGCGGGCTACATCGTCGGGTGCGAGTGCGGATGGACCGGCGACAAGGCGCAGCGAGACATCACGCCCGTGGACTTCACGGAGCACCAGGCCAGGGTTGCTCTCGGCGTCACCGTGACGGACGGGGGCGCGTGATGGGCACCTATGCCGCCGGCACGAGCGTCGGCTCTGACGCGTCGCGGTCGGAGATCGCCCGCACAGTGACCCGCTACGGGGCCGACCAGTTCGCCCACATGGAGTCAGCCGACCGGGCGATGGTGGCGTTCGTCTACCAGGGCCGTCACGTCCGACTGTCGCTGCCCCTGCCGGATCGCCGCTCGGACGAATTCACCGCCTACGAGGACCGGTATGGCCACCCGAAGCGCCGCACGGAGTCGGCCGCGGCGCAGCTGTACGAGCAGGCGATCCGTCAGCGGTGGCGGGCCCTCGCGCTCGTCGTGAAGGCCAACCTCGAGGCGGTCGAGGCGGGGATCTTCACCTTCGAGGAGGCGTTCCTCGGCGCGCTGGTGCTGCCGGGTGGCCGCTCGGTCTACGAGGAGGTCATGCCAGCGGTCGCGGCCGCGATCGAGTCCGGCGGCCCCCTCCGCCTGGCTATCGGGCCGAGCCGCGCGGGCCGGGGCGCGTGATGCTCACTCTGCGATCCGCGCGACCGACCGCCCGCAAGGCCCACCGCTGCGACCTCTGCGGCAGCCGGATCGAGCCCGGAGAGACCTACGACCGGCAGACGAACATCTACGACGGCCACCTCTACGACTGGCTGACCTGCCAGCCCTGCCTCCCCGTGTTCGGCGCCGTCATCACCTGGCTCGACGGCTACTGGGACGACGAGGGCGTGGGGGTCGACCAGGCGGATGAGTGGGCGCGCGAGTGCACCGACGACCCGCTGGCCGTCGCGTACCTCGCCCGCCGTGAAGCCGCCAACGCCGAGTGGCTGGCACGAGTGGCGTCGTCCGATGAGCGGGAGGCGGATCGTGGCTGAGCGCACGACGGTGGTCTCGCAGGAGGGGTACCGGTACCGGCTCACACGCTCGGACGCGGACGTCAGCGACAAGCTCGCCATCCACCAGCCCACGCTGCTGTGGATCATGCTCAACCCGTCCACCGCCGACGACCAGCTGGATGACCCGACGATCCGCCGGGTGATCGGGTTCACGCGACGCCTCGGGTACATGCACCTGACGGTCGTCAACCTCTACGCCAAGCGAGCCACGAAGCCCGCCGACCTGTGGCGCGCCGACGATCCCGTGGGGCCGGACAACGACCAGGTCATCGCGGAGGAGGCATGGGCCGCGGCAGTCGATGGCGTCCCGATCCTCGCCGCATGGGGCGCCAACGCCCGCCCTGACCGGGTCGCCCAGGTGCTCTCGATCCCCCACCTCGCCCCGCGGCTGCATTGCCTCGGGACGACGCTGGCCGGAGCGCCCCGACACCCGCTGTACCTGCCCTGGAGCGCCCCGCTCGTGCGCTGGGAGGCGTCCCGATGACCACCCCCGACGTGAAGGAGCAGGCGCTGACGCCGACAGAGGACCTGTTCATGGAGGTGCTCGCCGGGCGGTACCGCTGTGGCGAGAACACGTGGACGTTCGAGGCGCGGCACTCTCGGGTCGCCGAGGTGCTGAGCCGTCGCGGCCTCATCTGGTGGAAGAGCGGCGTCATCGAGCGCACGATCCTCGCCGGACTCACTGACGCCGGGCGGGCCGTGGTGCTGAGTGCCACGTACACGCCGCCCGCGCTGGGGCAGGCCACTGACGAGACTGGGCCGACGATGGAGACCGAAGCCGCACACGGCGCTCTGTGCGACGACGACGACCTGATGTGCCCGAACTGTGTGACGCCGTGGAAGTGCAACGGGCCGCACATCCTGGACGAGCCGACGGGTCAGGTCCGTGGCTGACCTGTTCGACCACGCAGCTGAGCGAGCAGTCATCGGCGCCGCCCTCACCTCCCCCACCTCAGTCCGTGACGCCTGCGCCATCCTCACCCCAGAGGCGTTCCATCACCTGCCACACGAGTGGGCGTGGGCCGCGATCCGCGGCCTGTACGACCAGGGCTCCCCCGTTGACGCGATCACCGTCGCTGCAGCGATGCGCCGCGACGGCACCCTCACGAAGGCACCACCAACGCTCCTGCCGGACTGCATCGGCGAGGGCCGATCAGAGGCCGTCCGGGCCTACGCACGGATCGTCGCCGACTGCCACACCCGGCGCCGCATCGTCACCGCCGCGACCCGCAGCATCCTCCTCGCCGAAGGCATGGAAGCCGCACCGAAAGACCTCCTGAACACCGTCATCGACGAGCTCGCCGCCGCCGGCCAGTCAGCCATCGGAGACGCCCCAACCCTGCCCGAACAGGTCACGGACGCAGTCGACGCGATCGAAGGCACCCAGACCGCCGGCTGGTCCTGGCCCTGGCCTGACCTGGGCCGCATCCTCCTCCCAGCAGCCCCCGGCCAGTTCATCCTCGTGGCCGCCCGCCCCGGCGTCGGCAAGAGCGTGTGCCTGGTCGACATCGCCCGCCACGTCGCCATCGACCAGAACCAGCCGGTCGTCCTGCACACCCTGGAGATGTCGACCCGTGAGGTCATCCACCGGATCCTCGCCGCGGAGGGCCGCGTCCAACTGGACCACATCAAGCGCAGCATCCTCACCGAGGACGAGTGGGGGCGGCTCGCGCAGGCGTCGCAGCGCCTCTCCGCGGCGCCGCTAACGATCATCGACAGCCCGACCGCGGGCTTGGGCGACGTCAGGGCGTCGATCCGCCAGCACAAGCCAGTCGTGGTGCTGTTCGACTACTTCCAGCTGGGCCGCACGAACCCGGACGTGCGGGACCGTCGCCTCGCCCTCGAGGAGCTGTCCCGCGGCTTGAAGATCACCGCGAAGGAGACTGGGGTGCCGATCGTCGCCGCGGCGCAGGTGCGCCGCAAGCCCCAGGGCCATGAGGCGGAACCACCGGTCCTGTCGGACCTGCGTGAGACCGGGTCACTCGAACAGGACTGCGACGTCGCGGTGATGCTGCACCGCCTGGACGTGGAGGACCCGGTCTGTGAACGGGCCGGGGAGATCGACCTCACGGTGGCGAAGCAGCGCAACGGCCCGACGGGGACCGCGACGCTGGTGCATCAGCTGCACTACTCGCGGTTCGCCGACATGGCCCACTAGGGCGACACCCCCACGGTCACAGTGGCGGCACGCAGACAGCCGTCTCGGTGGTGATCCCCTGGCGGCCCCAGACGGGTTCGTTCTACCCGGTGCACTGGCGAGACAAGACCCCCCACTGCAGCGACGATCTTCGGGCTGAGCATCCGTGGGCGTTCGGCTGGCATCACTACGCAGCGTCCTGGCCGGGGTCCTACCAGGGCTGACACCCCCCGCCGCACCATGACCTATGCGCGTGGCGACCCTGACCCTGTCGTACCCGCCGACGCGACGCATCGGCGCCGAGCTCGCCCTCCACGCCCTCAACCGTCACATGCTCGACGCGGGGCACACGGTGACGGCGCGGACCACGACACAGGTGCCCCGCACACAGCTGGATGGGGTGCGTGTCCAGACCGCGACCAGTCCGCAGCCGGCCGCTGACGTGGTCATCGCGAACGCCGGCCTGGGCGTCAAGGCCCGCACCCTGTGGCCCCGCTCCCCGCTGGCCGTGTGGGCGCACAACATGCAGCTGCCGACCCTGCTGGATCTGCGCACCGCTCACACCAGGGGCGCGAGCCTGATGATCGCGAACACCCGGCACATGCGTGACGTCCTGAGCTCGACCCTGGGGATCCGCGCCGTCGTGCTGCATCCCCCGATCGCGCCGGCGGCACCGGTCACGGGTGGGGACGCGATCACGCTGATCAACCTGACCCACGCGAAGGGTTCGAGCGTCTTCTGGGACTTGGCGGCCGCGTACCCGGACCGGCGGTTCATCGCCGTCGAGGGCGGCTACGGCTCCCAGGACCAACGGGAGGCGCTGCCCAACGTGGACGTCGTCGAGCATGGCGATCTCGACGCAGTCTGGGCGCAGACCCGGATCCTCCTCGTCCCGTCCGAACATGAGTCCTACAGCATGGTGGCCGCCGAAGCCGGCGCCCGCGGCATCCCCGTCGTCGCGTCGGATCTGCCGGGCATCCGGGAGGCCGCCGGCCACGGCGCCCTCTACACCACCAGCGACTGGCCGGCCGCACTCACGCAGGCGGATGAGCAGTGGGATGACCTGTCGGGCAACGCGCTCATCCACGCCGCCTGCCGCAACCAGGCCGCCGAGCTCGACCACATCCGGGCGCTTCTGGAGCGTGTTTCCGCGTGACACCCCAGCCCGGAGCATGGGCTCATGCCTCGCAAGTCTGATGGCCGTCAGGCCCGCACGATCACCGTCCATGTCCGCTTCACCCCAGATGGTGTGGCGGCCCTCGACCTGGCCCGCGGCCCCCAGGGACGCTCCGAGTATGTGAGGGACCTCGTCGCCCGGGACGTGCAGGCCAAGCAGCGCGGAACGCAGCGGTGATCTGCTCCTGCGGGACCCAGTCGAACGGGACAGCCCTGTGCACGCACTGCGATCAGCCGCAGCGCTGCCCTCCGGGCTGCGTGCCCTGCAACACCCGGGACTCGTACTGCCCGATCTGCCGCACCAACTGCGGCTCCGTGACCGCTGCCCGCTACCACGAGGCCGCGTGCCGTCAGGTGGAGAAGACGAGAGGACGGAACCCGTGATCCGCTACTGCCGGGCCTGCGGCTGCTTCTGGGCGCTGTTCCCCACGCACCGCCGCGTCACCAAGGCACCCCCGGAGCCCTGCCCGGACTGCCGATGACCGCCACCCAGCTGCGCCAGGCCGCCCAGGCTCTCCGTGAGCCCGGCGTGATCCTGGGCCGTGCCGCAACCCTCGCCGTGGCTGTCTGGCTGGACGCGGAGGCCGACATCGTCGAGTCCCTCCCGGCCCTGACCCAGGCCGTGACCATCCGCGTCGGCGCCGCGACCTACACGGTCGGCAGCACCGCTGACGGGGAACCGGACCTGCGAGCCTCATCGACCCCGCAGGCCCTGGCCCTGGTCTACCTCATCGCCGGCCCACCCATTCCGCGTGACGAAACCCCCCGATGACCGATTCCGCGCGACGAAACCCCCACCACCCCACACCCATGTGGAACGACGACCCCAAGGACTGCTCAACCTGCACCCGTCCCCATGTAACCCGCTGGGGACATCCGTCGTGCTGTGGACACAACCGGCACGGCAACCCGTGCCTGAAGCCGCCGATGCACCACCAGCGGGTCTGCGCGCTGCACGGCGGGAAGGCACCCAGAGCCCTGGCCGCGGCTGAGCGCCGCGGGCAGGAGCTCGTGGCACGGGAGGCTGTCGCAACGTACGGCCTCCCGGTGGACGTGTCGCCCACGGAGGCGCTGCTCGAGGAGGTGCGGTGGACCGCGGGGCATGTGCGGTGGCTGCGGGATCGGGTGCAGGAGTTGGAGCAGTCGCAGCTGGTGTGGGGCACGGTCCGCACGGAACGTGAGGCTGACGGGGAGGTGATCACGTTCGGCGGCGTGGAGGCTGACGACGAGGACCAGACGGGCCTAGTCGACGTGGGTTCCCTGCCGGCGTCGAAGGTCATCCAGGCCGCGGGACCCGCGGTGTGGCTGGACTTGTACGACCGGGAGCGTAAGCACCTGGTCGGTGTGTGCACGGCCGCGCTGCGCGCCGGCGTGGAGGAGCGGCGGGTGCGGCTGGCCGAGCAGCAGGGCGCACTAGTCGCGCAGGCGATCCGCGCGATCCTCGCCGACCTGCATCTGTCGCCGGAGCAGGAGGTCCGGGTCGGGGAGATCGTCCCCCGGCACCTGCGGGCGTTGGCGGCCGACTGATCGTCCCTGGCACCCCTGGCGTGATGGTGGCGAGGTGACGGCTGACGCGGGGTGGATCGAGGCTGCCGCGCGCCTGTTCGAACCCCCGCCCCCGCCACGCTGGTCCACCCCGGGTGGCCTCGCCCAGGCCCTCGATCCGCGGACCGTGCAGACCCCCGCCCTGGACCTGATCGACCAGGCCCTCGTCGCCGCGTACACCACGCCGGACGCACGCCTGATCATCTCCATGCCCCCGCAGGAGGGCAAGTTGGTCGCGGACGACACCATCGTCCCGACCCCGACCGGGTGGACGAGGCACGGCGACCTCCGCGCCGGCGACTGGGTGATCCACCCCTCCGGTCAGCCCGTGCGAGTGGTCGAGGTCCATGAGCCCGCGGACGCGACGCTGCGTGTCCACTTCTCCGACCACAGCCACATCGACGTACACCCGGCACACGAGTGGACCGTCTACGACTCACTGGCCAGGGCGTCGAAGACCGTTGAGACCCGGTACCTGCACGACGTCAGGCTCAGCCACGGGATCCCGGGACGCCGCGGCCACAAGTACCGGTTCCACCTGCCCCTCCGTGAAGCGTTCAACCTGCCTACGGCCCCGCTGCCCGTCGATCCCTACACGCTCGGCGTGTGGCTCGGCGACGGGTCAACATCGAAGGCCGCCATCACCCACCACCCCGACGACACCTACGTGCTGCCCTACCCCGAATCCGCCCACTGCGTACATCCCACGACGGGCGTCGTGACGACGTACTACCGCGGCGGGTTGCGCACCGCACTGCGTGAGCTCGGAGTCCTCCACGCCAAGCACATCCCGTCGACCTACCTGCGCGGCAGTGAGACCCAGCGGCGCGACCTCCTCGCCGGACTGATCGACACCGACGGGCATGTGTCCTCGTCCGGGCAGGTGACGTTCGACAACGCCAACGCCGGCCTCGTCCAGTCCGTCGCTGAACTGCTACGGACCCTCGGGTACCGCGCCCATGTTCACAAGCCCACCCCACCCAAGCTGTCAACGTCGGGCATCCAGGGCGTCCAGGAGATGTGGCGCGTCACCTACACGCCTCATGACCAGGGGCCGGCGCGACTGCCCCGGAAGGCGGCCGTCCGCCTCGGTCGCCGTGAGCGGATCGCGATCACCCACACCGAGCGCATCGACCCGCGACCCGGACGCTGCATCACCGTGGACTCCGCTGACGGCATGTACCTCGTCGGTGAGCACATGACGCCGACCCACAACAGTCAGCGTGCCAGCCGGCGGTTCCCCCTGTGGGCGTTGACGCAGAACCCGGACCTGCGGGTCGCGATCACGTCCTACGAGCTGGGTGTGGCACGCAGGTGGGGCCGCGCGATCCGTGACGACATCACCCAGCACGCCGACGACCTGGGCCTGCGGGTTCGTGATGACGTGTCCGCGCAGCATGAGTGGCAGCTCGCCGGCCGTGAGGGTGGCGTGTACTCCGCTGGTGTCGGCGGCGCCCTGACCGGCCGGCCCGTGGATCTGCTGATCATCGACGACCCCGTGAAGGACCGTGAGCAGGCCGACTCCCCGACCTATCGGGAGCGGGTGTGGGACTGGTGGATGGAGACCGCCCGCACCCGTCTGGCCCCCGGGGCGCCCGTGATCCTGATCCTGACCCGCTGGCATGAGGATGACCTCGCGGGCCGCCTGTTGGCCGCGGATGACGGCGCGCAGTGGACGGTCCTGTCGATCCCCGCCCAGGCTGAGGCCGACGACGACGTGCTGGGCCGGGCACGCGGCGAGTTCATGCAGTCTGCGCGTGGCCGCACGCAGGCGCAGTGGGGGCGGATCAAGGCCGGCGCCACGTCCCGCACCTGGGCTGCGCTCTACCAGCAGCACCCGGCACCCGTCGAGGGCGCCGTGTGGAAGGCCCCGTGGATCGACCTCAACCGGGCCCGCACCGGCGACGTCTGGCACCAGCTCGTCCGCATCGTCGTGTCCGTAGACCCCGCCGCGAAGTCCAAGACCACCAGCGACCTCACCGGCATCATCGTCGCCGGCCTCGACAAGGCCGGGCACGCATGGGTCCTGGACGACCGGACCCTGCGCGGCACCCCCGCCGAGTGGGGCATGGCCGCCTGGGATGCGCTCCTCGACTGGCACGCCGGCGAGCTGATCGTCGAAGACAACCAGGGCGGGGAGATGGTGCAGGAGGTCATGCGCACCGCCTGGCTCGCGGTGCAGGGCCGGCGCCGCATCGCCCAACTCGCGCCGAAGGTCACGACGGTCACAGCCCGCCAGTCGAAGCGCGTCCGCGCCGAGAGCGTCGCCGCCTACTACGAGACCGCCCGCGTGCACCACGCCGCCGACGGCACCGACCGACTCAGCCTCCTCGAGCAGCAGATGCTCACCTGGACCGGTGACGGTGACAGCCCGGACCGCATCGACGCCCTCGTCCATGCCCTCACCGTCTTGTTCCTGCCGCAGCACTCCGCTGACGCTGTCCGCCCCCCGCCACGCCGCGCCGCGGCGGGGTTCCGCTGACACCCCCGGCCGGACCATCACCAGGGACGCGCAACCGGGAAGGGACACGATGCAGCCGTACACGCATGATGAGTGGGCGGCGCTGAGCTACGTGCCCGACCTGACCGAGACGCGTCCGCCTGGGCATCCCACCTGGGTCGACGACGTGGACGCCCGCCGCCTGACGGCGTACCGGATCCTCGCGGCCTACCGGGACGGCACCCGACGCTTCTGGCTGCCGCAGACACAGTGGGACCAGTCGGTCGAGAACACGGACGGCGTGATCCGCGTCCACAAGGCGCCCGGGTCGAACATCCGCGAGTACGGCGATGCAGCGCTCGTCGTCGACACGGCACGCGCCCTCGTCCTCGGTGAGGACCAGTCCATCGTCATCCCCGACAAGACCCCGCAGGGCCCCGCGGACTGGGTGCAGGAGTGGGCGGCCCGGGAACGGCTCACGCAGAAGCTCCTCACCGCAGAGACCGACGCGGTGACCCTCGGCGACTCCGTGTACGTCCTGGCGCCCGACCCCGGGAAGGCCCGCCCCCGGCTGCGGACCTACGACCCGGGCTTCTACTTCCCCGACACCCTCACCCCAGTGCAGGGCTGGGCGGATGACGACTTCCCGCCGATCGTGCACATCGCCTGGGAGGAGACCGACCCGCAGGGTCTGACGTGGATGGTGCGGTCCACGTGGCAGATGAGTCGGCTCGAGCAGACCAGGCCGGCGCCGTGGGGTGGCGTGCAGGAGTGGGCGTGCTGGTTCCGGAAGGTCCGGTACCGGGTCGACCGGATGCGGCGCCGCGCCAGCGTGTACGACCAGGAGCCCGGTGAGGGTGTGGTCATGCAGGACTGGACGGACCTGGGTGTGGACTTCGTGCCGGTCGTGCACGTCCCGAACACGCCCACGGCGACGTGGGGGCAGTCGATCCTGGTGTCGGTCGGGCAGATCCTTGACGACCTGATGGGCGCTGACACGGACCTGGCGACGGGCGCGCAGCACGCATCCCCGACCCTCGTCACCACCGGGACCGCCGCGGCGCTGACGGGTCTGCCTGGTGAGCAGCTCGGCCTGCCGGACGGCGGATCCGCATCCTGGACAGACACCTCCAAGAACCTCACGGCCCTGACGGCGTACACGACGGGGCTGCTGGACCGCGTCGCCATCAACTCGCGGCTGGCGCAGTCGCTGCTGGGCCGTGTGCAGCCGAACGACGTGCCGTCCGGGTATGCGCTGCAGCTGGGGTTCCATCCGGCGCGGCAGCTGATGCGGGAGGCCCGCACGGTCCGCGACGAGAAGTTCCCGCTGATCCTGCGGTTCGCGGTCCGGTTGGCGCAGGTCAACGGCTGGCTGGCCTCCGGGGCGACGCCGGCGTTCACGGTGGCTCTGGGTGCGTCCCTGCCCGCGGACCTGCCGTCCGCGGTGGAGACCGTGACGGCTCTCCTGCCCGTGCATGGCCTGTCCACGGCGACCGCGGTGAAGATCCTCACCACCGCCGGCCTGCCCATCGACGACGCTGTGGCTGAGGTGGAGGCGATCCGCAAGGAGCGGTTCGAGGATGCGGTGCGGCTGTTCGAGGCCACAGGGAACGCTGCGGCGGCCGCGGAGATGCTGGGCGTGACCCCGGCGGCCGTGCAGCTCATCACCGACCAGGTGCAGGCGTGAGCCGACGATCCGACCTGACGGCGTCGCAGGCGCGCGCCACGCAGGCGTACATCACGCAGCTGCGGGACCTGATGGGCCTGCACCACTGGGAGGTGTACCTCGCCGCCGACGCCGCACCGAAGGACGCGAACGCGTCAATCCACCCGGTCGACGGCCGGTACGTCGCGCCACTGTTCGTGTCGCGGCACTGGTGGAAGCGCAGCGCGGACGACAAGCGCAACGACATCGTGCATGAGCTGCTGCACCTGACGCATCGCGCGCAGACCGACGTGGTGCGCACGGGCGTGATCAACCCTGGGGTGCTGCCGGCCCGTTCCCGGCTGGTGGTGTGGGCGCTGTTCAGTGAGGAGACCGAACGGATGGTCGACCACCTCGCTGGTGTGCTCGCGCCGCTGATGCCCGAGTTCCCCGGGCCGTGATCCGTTTCGCGGCCCGTACGACGCATCCGTGGGCGCTGCGCGGCTGGATCTGGGTCACTGTCCACGACACCGTGGAGGAACTGCGCATCGCCGCACGCAACGGGCAGGACCACTCGACTGCTCTGGCGGTGTTCCAGCCTGCGCCGATCCGGATCTCCGTGGGCCCCGCCGATGAGACGCTCCCCCAGCAGTACGCGGGCCTGATGCGCGTCACCCGTGACGTGGACGCGACGATCCTGGCCCACGAGTGCGTGCACGCCGCCGCAGCACTGTGGCGCCGGCAGCGCGGCCTCGTCGTGGACCTCGGTGACGGCGTGGCCGAGCCTGAGGAGGCGTTCGCGTACGTCGTCGGGGATCTCGTCGGCGCGGTCGTCGGCGGCTTGTACCGGGCTGGTGTGTGGCCGCGTTCCGCGTGACACCCCCACCCGGAGGGTGACGCCCATGAAGAACCGACTCCGCATCCCGCTCCGTCTCCGCTTCGTCGTCGAGCCCGGTGAGGAGGGTGGTGGGACGTTCACGCAGAAGCAGGTCGACGAGGTCGCCGCGAGGACCCGTGCGGAGGCCGCGAAGCAGGCGAAGAAGGCCGAGCAGGAGGCCCTCACGGCGAAGCTCGGGGGCCGCACCATCGAGGAGCTGCTGGCCCTGGCCGAGTCTGCGAAGGCCGCGGAGGACGCCGCGAAGACCGAGGCGCAGAAGGCTCTCGACGCCGCTCAGGCCGACAAGGCTGAGGCTGCGAAGGACCGCCTGGCCGCGAAGGTCGAGCTGCACTCGACGCGTGTGCGGGCAGCGCTCCTCGCCGCCGGGGTTCCCGAGGCTGGGGTGGCTGCGGTCGCGGTCCCGGGTGTCACGGTGGACTCCACACCGGAGGAGATCACCGCCGCGGTCGAGACGCTGAAGACGGCCCTGCCGGGCCTGTTCGCCACCGCGGCGGCCACGGCTGGCGGGGACCCGGGGAAGGGTCCCGCGCCGAAGCCCCCGGTCGGGTCGTTCGGTGAGGGCGGCGCGAAGGAGTTCGAACGCAGGTTCGGCGGCAAGAAGTCCTGAGCTGGTTGTGCAGGGCCCGTCAACACCGCGAAGCACGGCCCCCTGGTGGCGCTCCTAGTGGTGAAGGCGGACTGGGGGGTCCGTGGCGGGTAACGCCGCGCCCTGGGGCCGTGCGCGCCCTTTCTGCCCCCTGCAGCGGACGACCTGCGGGCCCGCACAACCCCCCGACCTGATGAACGACTAGACCTCATGAAGGGTGCGAGGGGATGCGCGTCTACATCGCGGGCCCGATGACAGGCCGGCCGGAGTTCAACTTCCCGGCGTTCGACGACGCCGCTGAGCGGTGGCGCCGCCAGGGCTTCGACGTCGTGTCCCCCGCTGAGCATGACCGGGAGACCGGCCTGGACGTGACGGGCACGACGGGGCGTGAGTCGCTCGAGGAGCTCGGTTTCGACCTGCGGGCCGCGCTGCTGTGGGACCTGCAGCAGGTCGCCGCCTGCGATGGGCTGGTGCTCCTGACCGGGTGGGAGACGTCCAGTGGTGTGCGTGCCGAGCTGGCCCTGGCGGCCGCCCTGGGCATGTGGGTCATCGAGGACGCGTTCGGTGGGGAGCCGATCCAGGCCGCGACGATGATCGCGGCGACCCCCCGCACCGGTGAGGTGCGGGTGACGAACCCCGACACGGGTGGGCAGAAGGGCTCCAAGCCGGCCAGGTTCGACCTGATCCCCCCGCGGCCCCTGTGGCTCCTGGCTGAGCACTACGGGAAGGGTGCCGCGAAGTACGCGGACCGCAACTGGGAACGCGGCACTGCCTGGTCCCTGAACTTCGCGGCCCTGCAGCGGCACGCGTGGGCGTTCTGGTCGGGTGAGACCACCGACCCGGAGACCGGCTCACCGTCGATGATCGCGGTCGCGTGGCACGCCATGGCCCTGGTGGAGTTCGCGCAGACGCACCCGGAGCTGGACGACAGGCCGACACGCGGAACCGTGTGACACCCCTCCTCTCACGATCATGGCACGGCCCCCTCTGGGGGTGTGGCCCTGACCGCGGGGGTAATCGGCGGGCAGGCCCCTGCGCCTGATCCCATGCATCACCCACACACGAACCGGAGGTTCAGCGATGGTCAGCATCGCCCCCCAGTCCAGTGACCCGGGATGGGTCACGGACGACCCGTCGTGGCTGGGCTCGGCGCACGGCACGGACTCCCCGGAGACCGGCACTGTCGACGTCGCCCTGTTCACGGCCGGCACGCACTACCCGGACGGCTACCTGCCGTCGGGCCTGCCCCTGGGCAAGGTCACGGCGACCGGCCTGTACGGGCCCTACGACAACGCTGAGGACGACGGCCGTCAGGTCTTCGTCGGCCACCTCGTCGGCCCCCGTCACGTGGCGTCCTCCACGCAGAAGATCGCGGTCGGGATCCTCACCCACGGCCGCGTCGTCGAGGCCAACCTGCCCGTGTCCATCGACGCCGCCGGCAAGGCCGACGCCGCCGGCCGCATCCGGTACGTCTGAGAGGAGCTGACCGATGAGTGAGATCCTCTTCGAGGGTGTCAAGCCCGCCGATGTGACGGTGTTCGCGTCGAAGCTGGCCGCACTGGAGACCGACCCGCTGACCGCGATCCTGCCCAACCGCAACATCACGGGCTTCCGCAGCCGGTCGACGAAGGTGTCCCGCACGACCACGGCCGCGAAGTTCCGGTCGTTCGACGCGGAGACCCCGATCGGCAAGCGGCCCGTCGCTGCGACCGTGCAGTCCGTCGAGCTGGCTCCGCTGGGTCAGAAGCTCCCCCTGCGGGAGATGGAGATCCTGACGAAGTACCTGGCCGACCAGACGAACGAGCTGGCGCCGGTCGTGCAGGCCATCTACGACGACACGGAGAACAACGTGTCGTCGATCAAGAACCGGGCCCTGCAGCTTCGTGGCGAGTTCCTGTTCTCCGGTGCGATCAGCATCGAGGAGAACGGGTTCATCCAGGAGGCCGACTACGGCCTGCCGGCCGGCCACGACCTGTCGGTCGGTGACCTCGAGGCGCCGTGGGACAACGGCGGCGACGCGCTCAGCGACGAGCTGGCGTGGATCGAGCGTGTGCAGGAGGCGTCCGGGGAGACCGTCGTGGCCCTGGTGACGTCGTCCAAGGTCGCTCGGTCGCTGCAGACGAACGCGGCGTACGTGCAGGCGTCGGGGACGGTCGCGTCCCGGATCACGCCGGCGGAGGTCCGGTCGGTCCGTGAGGCGTACGACCTGCCGCCGCTGGTGATCTGCGACGCGAAGGTCGGCGGGGTGCGCGTCACCCCGGTCGACAAGGTGGCTCTGGTCACCAGCACCGTCGGGGAGTTCCAGTGGGGCGACACCGTCGAGGGTCTGGAGCTCATCGGCTCCAAGGCTGTCGAGGAGGCGTTCGAGACGAACCCGAAGATCGTCGCGTCGGCGTGGAAGACCACGGACCCGGTGAACATCTGGTCCAAGGCCAACGCGACCGGTCTCGTCGTCGCCGGCGACATCAACGGCCTGCTAGTGGCCGAGGTGCTGGTGGGCTCGGTCGAGTCCTGAGCGTGAGGTGATGGTGGCCCGGCCCTGGGTGAGCGCGGGGCCGGGCCACCATCACGTCTGGCACCTGTCTGGTGAAGATGCACGCACGTAGAGCGGAGGTGGTTGGTGTGGCGTCTGGGCTGGCTGCCCTCGTGCAGTCCCCCCTGGGGGACCTCGTGATCTCTCAGGGCGCGGACAACACGTACGCGTACCGGTACGGGATCGACGACGGCGAGACTGTGACCTGGGTCGACCTGACCGGGTGGGACGCGCGTGCGCAGATCCGCTCCCGCCCCGGCGCCGAAATCTGGCTGTCCCTGGGCGTCGACCCGGCCGAGGCCTCGCGGATCATCCTCGACGCCCAGGGGTACGTGACCATCCACCTCGACCACACCACGACCGAGGCGCCCGAATGGAACAGTCCGGCGCGCGCGCAGGGTGTGTGGGACCTCGAGCTCGTCAACCCGGGCGGTGAGGTCATCCGTCTCGTCATGGGCGCCGTGCTCGTGTCCGCGGACGTGACGCGCGATGACTGAGGTCGTCGAAGTCGTCGCCACCAGCGTTCCGGTGGTCCAGATCGTCGCGACCCCAGTCCCGGTCGTCCAGATCGTCGCGCCCGAACTCAGGGTCGTGGAGGTCGTCGCGGCCCCAGTCCCTGTGGTCCAGGTCATCGCGCCCGCATCCAGAGTGGTCGAGGTCGTCCGCGCGGTCGGCCCCGTCGGTCCTCAGGGGTTGATCGGTCCGAGGGGGTTGAACGGCGGGGACGTCGGCACCGTGGCCTATGTCCACCACGAGCCCACACCACAGCAGACGTGGACGATCACGCACCCCTTGGAGTTCTTCCCGTCCATCACGGTCGTGGATTCGGCAGGAAGCGTGGTCGAAGGCGACGTCACCTACCCCAGCATGTCCACCGTCATGGTCACGTTCTCCGGTGCCTTCTCGGGCACCGCCTACCTGAGTTGAGAGGCCCGCAGTCATGGCGAAGACGTTCCTGACCGCAGTAGACCTGGCTGGCAACGAACTCCTCAACGTCCGTCTTCAGAACCTGGCGACCGCCCCTGCTGCGACAGAGGGTCGCATCTACTACGACACGGTGCTGAAGAAGGTCCGCTTCTACGACGGAACCTCCTGGGTGGACGCTGGTGGCTCGTCGCTGAGCACAGAGGCCCTTCAGGACATCGTGGGGGCGATGGTCGGCACGCAGACCGGCATCACGGTCGCCTACGACGACGTGGCAGGCACACTGACCTTCGCCGTCCCGGCGGCGTCCGAGACCGTGGTGGGAAGCGTCGAACTGGCTACGGCGGCAGAGACGACCACGGGTACGGACAACACGCGTGCGGTCCACCCGGCTGGGCTGAAGGTCGAGTTGGACAAGAAGGCTGCGGTCAACCACACGCAGACCTCTTCGACCATCACCGACCTCGCCGCCGTCGTCAAGGCATACCGCCTGGACGAGTTCGCCGCTCCTACGGCGTCCGTCCCCCTGAACAACCAGAAGATCACGGGTCTCGGCACTCCCACGTCGGCAACGGACGCGGCGACCAAGGCGTACGTCGATGCGACCGCGCAGGGGCTGGAGGTCAAGGCGTCCGTTCGAGTCGCCTCGACCGCCAACGTCGCCTCGATCACGGGCCTACTGGTGGTTGATGGCGTGACCACGGTGGCGGGCGACCGTGTCCTGCTCAAGAACCAGACCACGGCCTCGCAGAACGGCATCTACGTCGCAGCTGCCGCTGCCTGGGCGCGGTCGGCCGACGCTGACGCCGCAGGGGAACTGACCGGTGGCACGTTCGTCTTCGTGGAGGAGGGGTCTACCCAGTCCGACACGGGGTGGGTCATCACGACCAACGGTGCGATCACCCCCGGCACCACCGCTCACGTCTGGACGCAGTTCTCCGGAGCTGGCGCGTACGTGGCCGGCGCCGGTCTGACCCAGAGCGGGACGACGTTCGATGTCGGCGCAGGGACTGGCATCACCGTCGCCGCGGACTCTGTTGGCGTGGACACGGCTGTGGTGGCTCGCAAGTTCGGGGCGCTGATCGGCGATGGTGCGGCTACCTCGTTCGTCGTGACCCACAGCCTCAACACCAGAGACGTGATGGTCCAGGTCTACCTGAACTCAGGCACGTACGAAGAGGTCGAGGTGGACATCGAGAGGACGTCGGTCAACACCGTGACAGTCAGGTTCGCCACTGCTCCTGCGGCCAGTGCATACCGTGTTGCCGTGGTCGGCTGATGGCGCGCAAGCAACTCGGCGCAGCGCCCTCTGGGTCCACCGACGCCGCGACTAAGGGGTACGTGGACGGACGTGCCGTCCCCTCTGGCGCCATCCTCGACTTCGCTGGGAGTGCGGCGCCGACAGGGTGGCTGCTGTGCGACGGAACGGCTGTCTCCCGCGCGACGTACGCGGCCCTGTACGCCGTCATCTCGACGACGTACGGGGCAGGGGACGGCTCGTCCACGTTCAACCTGCCGAACTTCAAGGGGCGTGTCGCTCTCGGCGTCGGTGACTCCACCGCGGCAGGACACACCAGCCACACGCTCGCATCTTCGGGCGGCGAAGAGACCCACGTTCTGACGAAGGCGGAACTCCCGGCCAGCCGCCTGAACGTGATGGTGAACCCCACCCCAGACGCCCTCTACCTCGACAACGTGGCCTCCGGGGTCGGAAAGTTCGGCATCAACTCCGCCACCACCGGCCCCGCGCTTCTCACCGAGCCGATGGGCTCCGGCACGGCGCACAACAACCTCCCCCCGTTCCTCACCGTCACCAAGATCATCAAAACCTGACGCCATAGGTGGCGTCAGAAAGTCACCCGCCTCGGGTAAGGACCCCAGAATGAACAAACGCCAGAGCGTTCTCGCGGCCGTCGGAATCGCCGCAGTGCTCGCCATCGGGCAGGGCGTCGCGGACGCTGCGAGCGTCACCACCTGCGCCACCACCCCGGGGCAGGTCATCGCCCACGTCAACCTGACCACCGACGTGCAGATCACGGGCACCACGTCTGCGCCGCAGACCCTCATGACCACCGTTCCGGCGTGCTTCGACGGTGGCCCGACGGTCGTCGAGTTCGACGCCTCCTACCTCAACCACCTGCCCGCTGCCGGGACGCAGTTGAACGGGATCGGGTTCGACCTCGTGATCGACGGCGTCCGCATGGAGCGGATGAGTATGGCCGGAACGCACAGCACGAACAACGACTTCTGGCCGATCAACCTGCGGGACTACCTGGACTCCTCGCCCCGGCTGATCCCTGCCGGGACGCACACCGTGGGGATCGTGGTGTGGCGTTGGTCCCCGAACCAGGACGGCTACCTGACGAGTGCCGCAGGGTACGTGACGGGTTGGGGTATGCCGATCCGTCTGACCGTCATCGACATGTGACGGATCCGGGCTAGACCCCCGCATCTGACCCAGGTCGCATGGCACCCCGCACCACACCATGACCGCATGGACCTGACCGACCGCGACCTCGCCCACGTGCGGGACTACGTCGGCACCACCCCCGACGACTCGGCCCTCTACACCCTCGCCGACGAAGCCACCTGGTGGCAGCAGATCGCACTCCGGGTGCTCATGCGGCGCCGCGCCGACGCCACCGCTGGTGGCCAGCAGACCACCAGCTTCAGCCTCGAAGGCGTCCTGTCCGTCGGCATGAGCAAGGCCGACCTCGCAGGCCTCGACGCCCTCATCACGGACCTGCAAGCACAGATCGCCGCCCTCACCGGCACCCCCACGGGGGCGACCGTGCGGGTCATGCGACGCCCGGACCGGCCCCGGTGACCCAGCCCCCCCAGATCGAAGCCCTGACCGCGCAACTCCTGACGGACCTGACCGCGGCACACCAGCGCATCCTGACCCTCCTCGACGACCTCGCCCAGGCATGGCCCGGCCTGTCCGTGACCGCCCGACGCGCACGCCTCACGGCCCTGGACGCGCAGGTGCGGACCCTCATGGCCAACGCTGACGCCCTCGCTGCCCGCCACGTCATGACCGCCACCGCGGCGGTCTACCAGATGGGCGCCACCGTCACCGCCCTGACCGTGGGGGCTGGTGTGGGCTTCACCGCCGTCGACACGTCCGCGGTGACCGCCCTCGCCGCGGACATGATGAGCGACCTCCTCACCGCCACGAAGGGCGTCCGCCTCGACGTGAAAGCCCTGATCCGGGACCTGACCCGTCAGCATGTGCGCGACAAGATCATCACCGGGCAGACCGCCATGCAGGCCGCCGCCGACCTGACCCGTGAGCTCCAGGCTCGCGGCATCACCGCCATCACCTATGTCAACGGCGCCCGCATGCCCCTGCCCGCGTACGCGGAGATGGTGGTCCGCACGAAGAGCGCCACCACCTACCAGGAGGGCGGCCTCAACCAGGGCGCCCGTCTCGGCATCGAGTGGTGGGAGGTCATGGATGGACCTGGGTGTGGCTGGCTGAGCCACACCGACCCCGACCTGGCGAACGGGAAGATCGTGAACCTCGCCGATGCGCGAGAGCATCCCCTCAGCCATCCCCATTGCCGACGCGTGACCACGCCCCGCCCGGACATCCAGTCCGCTGAGGACGCAGCTGGGGCTTCCCCGGTGGGCCCGAAGGCCACGGAGGCCGTGTGGGATGCGGCGGCCCGTCAGTACGTCGGCTACCCCGTCACCGCCAGCACCACAGCAGCACGCACCACCGCGGCAGTGTCGACCAGTACGGGCACGCTGCCGAACACGGCGGCCGGCCGCCGCCACGCCGCGACCCTGGCGCGGCACTCCGCGTGACACACCCCGCCGCACCCTGACCGGCATGAGCCTGTTCGCGGTCGAGGTGCATTCTGGCCGGTCGAGTGTGCGCGTCAACGGCGTCCACATCGACGCGTCGCGCATCGCCCTGGACGTCATCCCGGGTGAGCCTGCGGTGCTGACCGTGTGGACGTGCGGCTCCGGGGACGTGACCGGTGAGGGCATCGTCCACGTGGTGCGTGAGCCCACACCAGCTGAGGTCGACGAGGCCGCGATCGCCGCCGTGGCCGCCATCAGCCCCGCCGCGTTGGAGGCGCGCTGCGCCCGTGTGCTGCGCGCGAGCGCGCGCCGAGACGTGTACGCGGTGGTGCTGCAGCAGATCGCGGAGATGGCCCGTGCCTGACCTCGGACCCCTGTTCGCCCTGGGGCAGAGCCTGGCCGCGTCGGCCATCACGACGTCGGGGACGACGGTGCGCGTGGAGACCCGCGTCACCGCCACCGACCCCGACACGCTCGCACCCTCCACGACCGCGACACCACTGGGCTCGTACGCGGCGATCGTCGCACCCGCCGGCATGAACGTCATGCACGAGCTCCTGCCCGGGGTGGAAGTGCACGCCACGGACTGGAGGGTCGTGCTCCTGCCCGACACCCCCATGCCGCCGGTGGGGTCGTGGATCGTCTGCGAGGCCTCCCTCGACCCGCACCTGTCCGGCGCGGACGCGCGGGTCCTGGGCGCTGTCGTCTCGTCCGCCGGCGCGGTGCTCACCGTGTACGCGAGGCCGACCCGATGATCCAGATCCACGTCTCGACGCCACCCACCTTGACGGCCCTCGCGGACCGGGCGCAGGACGCCGTGAGCCGGGTCGTGTACGACGCCGGAGCGACGCTCCTGACGCGGATCCGCGCGAACGCGTCAACGGGGTTCCACCGGCGGGGCCTGCCGCACATCCCCGGCACCGGTCCGGGCCCGAACGTCGCCACAGGCGACTACCGGCGCACCTGGGCTCTAGCCACCGGCAGGGACGCGGCCGGCAACGCCTCCGCGGTGGTGTCGACGAACAGTCCGCAGGCACGTCGCCTCGAGTACGGGTTCACGGACGTCGACTCCCTGGGTCGGGCGTTCACGCAGCCGCCGTACCCGCATGTGCGGCCCGCGGTGGATGCGACCCGACCCGAGCTGATCGCCGACCTCCGGGTCGCTGTTCTGCGCCTGACCAGGGGGGCTTGACGTGTCCTTGACCCGCACCGCGGTACCGCTCGAAGCCGCCAAGACCCTCCTGGCCTCCATGCTTCCTCAGGGCCTGACGGTCAGCATTGACGCCGACACCATCACCGTCGGCACGGTGTCCCTGACGCCCGTCACCACCCCGATCCCGGTCGCGGTGACGATGGGCGCGCCGGAGCGCGCGGACTTCCTCATGCAGGTGACGATCCGTGGCCACGACCGCACGCATGCGCGCCTCGCCGGAGACGCGGTCCGCGACATCCTGTCCGCCCGCGCCCGCGGTGGCCCCACCAACCCCTTGACCGCTGAGGACTACCGGTTCGACCCGGTGACCAGCCAGCGCGACGGCCACGGCGACACCCTCGACGGCGTGCACACCTGGGTCGAGACCTACCGCATCGGCTGGCAGCACCGAGTGACACCCCCAGACGCACCCTGACGGTCGAGCGCAGCACCCCCGCTGCCTGACCGATCAAGGAGACAAGCACATGGCTCTCTACATGTGGCGCGGCACGGGGAGCGCGTACTGGCTGCCCGGAACCATCGAGGTCGACGCCGCCGGCCCCACCTACGACCAGCTGACCGCTGACGGAGTCCTGGACCTGACGGACTCCACCACGGGCCTGACCGGCCTGGACACCACGCCGAACAACATCAACGTCCCGATCCTCCGCAGCCGCACGTCGTACCAGATCGCCGGCGAGTCGACGATGGGCACCCCCGTCCTGACCGTGGTCGACGACGACGGCACCGACTCCATCGCGGAGCTGCGGCAGCTCGTCATCGACAACCTGGTCGCCGACGAGGAGGGCACGCTGGTGTTCTTCCTGCACACGCAGGACCCGGAGCCGGGCGCGAAGTGCTACTGGCAGCGGGAGAAGGTCTCGGCGCAGATGCCGACCCTGTCGCTGGACGCCGCGGCGTCGACCGTCGGCATCACGTTCGCGGCGCAGCACCCCCTCAGGAAGGGCGTGCTCAGCGCAGCCACCTCCTGACCCGTCGGGAGTCCCCCAAACCGGCGCCCACCCCACCCGTAAACCCCCACCCCGGGTGGGGTGGGCGCCTCCACCTGTAGGGAAGGGAACGCTCACCCGTGGACAAGAAGCCCCGCCTCATCGAAGTCCCGATCTGCCTGGACGCGACCCTGGAGGACACGGTCGCCGCGGCGAAGATCGCCCTGGACCACACCGCGCACCAGCTGCTCGAGTCGTTCACCGCCCGGGTGCGTCAGCAGCAGGCCCTCCACTCCGGCATCCCGGCTGACGACGTCGCCGCCCAAGTCGCCGCCGCGGACGAGGCCGACCTTGAGGCGCTGAAGGCCCAGGTCGACCACGCCAACCAGGCCCTCACGGACGGCTGCCAGGTGTACTCGTTCCGGCCCCTCGGCTGGAAGGCGTGGAAGGCGCTGAAGGCCGCGTACCCGTCGAAGGACAAGGATCTGCTCTTCGACGTGGACGCCATGACGCCCACGATCCTGCGCGACGCATCCCACGAGCCGAAGATGTCCGCCGCGGTCGTGGAGGACATGCTCAACGACCCGGCGTGGTCGGCCGGGGAGATCGAGATGCTGGTGAACGCCGCGATCAGAGTCCAGGTCTGATCGTGGAGCCTCGACGCGCGGTGTGGTTCAGGCTCCGCCAGGACCACCCCGCCGTCGACCCCAAGGACCCCAGCGACGACTTCGCGCAGGCCGTCCTGGCCGCAGCCGGCATGGACCCGCTCGTGTGGGAGACCGGCACGGAGACTGAGGCGCTGCGCGCCTACAACCGGGCCCTGACCGTCGTGCTCCCCGATCACACGTGGGCTGCTGACCTGATCGACCAGGACCCGGTCATCGCCGTCGAGGCCTCGGTGTGCGTCGACATGGGCATCTCGCACGCGCAGTTCCTGACGTGGCCGGAAGCGTCGCAGGATCTCGCGATCGCTACCGTCCTGGCCCGCCGCGACCTGTGCCCCGCCGGGAAGCACCCCCGGGCTGCCATGACTGACCCGGACGCCGTGACCATCACCCGCGCGTACTGCGCGGCCTGCGCCCACGAACACCACCTCGAGGAGCAGTACCACGACGCCCCCCCGGACCTGCGTGTCGGCTGGGCGTTGGAGGTGACGCGTGTCCCTCGGTGAGGCGTACACCCTCGGCGTCCAGGTCACCGGTGACATCGCGTCCCTGCGCGCGGAGCTCGCCGCAGGCAACAAGGTCATCGCCGACTTCGCGAACCAGAGCGCGTCGAGCATGGCGCGTGCTGCGGCGGCGATGGAGCAGTCCGCGGCGACCATGCAGCGCGCCGCCAACCGCAGTACCACGGGCACGAAGACACAGCAGACCCAGGTCACGGCCTCCTCCCGGCAGATCGCCGCCGATCAGCAGGCCATGGCCACCCGGTGGGTGGAGGCGCAGCGCCGCGCCCAGTCGTCCACCGAGCAGACCACCGCGGCCGTGAGGTCGTCGGGGTCGTCGATCATGGCCACCCTCGGCCAGCTCACCGGGTACGCCGGCCTGGCGCTGCTGGTCAAGCAGGTCTGGGATGTCGGCTTCGGCTTCAACACGTTCACGCAGAACACGCAGATCGCCCTGACGACTCTCCTGGGCTCGCAGGGGGCGGCGAAGTCGTTCCTCGCCGACATCCTCGAGTTCGCGAAGGAGACGCCGTACGCGTTCACGGACCTGACGGATCAGGCGCAGAAGCTCGTCACCTACGGCTTCGCCACGAAGGACGTCATCCCGATCCTGCGCAGTGTGGGTGACGCCGCGACTGCGATGGGCAAGGGTCAGGAGGGTGTGAGCAGCCTCGTCCGCGCACTGGGGCAGATCAACGCGAAGGGCCGCCTGAGCAGCCAGGAGCTGATGCAGCTCTCGGAGATCGGCGTCAACGGCTTGAAGATCCTCGCCAACCAGGCGGGCATGACGACCGGTGAGTACCAGAAGCTCATCGAGAAGGGCCTGATCCCGGCGGACGTCGCTGTGGAGGGCCTGGTCAACGGCATCAACAACGGCACCGACGGTGTGAACGGCGCCACGGTGGCGTTCGGTGGGATGATGGCGCAGATCAAGGGCGCCGGCGGCATCACCGCGACCCTGGACTCCACGCGCACCGCGTTCCGCAACATGGCGGGCGCCATCACCGAGAACCTCGTGCCGGCGGCCCTGTCGGGGCTGCGTGGCCTGCAGGACCTGATGGGCGTCGTGAAGTCGGGCGCGCAGACGTTCGGTGCTCTGCCGGCGCCGGTGCAGTCGGCGGCGATCGCGATGCTCGCCGCTGGCGCGGCAGCGCACTTCCTGGGCCCACGGCTCGAGTCCGTCGCCTCGAGCACCACGACGGCCATCTCCGAACAGGTGCGCTACCAGCGGACCCTCGCCGCGATGAGCGTCTCCTCAGATCGCGCCTACAGTCGGGTCGGACGGTTCAGCACCGCGATTACCACCGCGGGTTCTGTGACCCGTACGGCAGCGTCGTCGATCGGGTCTGGTCTGCTGGGCGCGTTCGGTGGCGGCTGGGGCCTGGCCATCACCGGTGTGACGATGGCGATCGCGGCGTTCTCCTCCGCGCAGGCGCAAGCGCAGGCGGCCATCCAGGAGGTCTCCGCCACCCTGGACGAGCAGACGGGTGCCGTGACCGACAACACCCGCGAATGGGTGAAGAACCAGCTGTCGGAGAAGCAGACTGGGATCGGACCCTCCGAGTCGGCGTACGACCAAGCCACGAAGCTCGGCCTGGGCCTCGATGTCGTCACGGACGCCGCCCTCGGGAATGTCGCCGCACTGGAGAAGGTGCAGGACGCGACGAAGCGGTGGCAGACCGACTCCGACTACGAGCAACTGCAGACCCGGCTGAAGGCGCTCGGCATCTCGGAGGCCGAGTACGCGGCAGCAGCCGACATCGTCAGCCAGCGGGTCGCCGGCTCGAACGGGACCATCGAGGAAGCGATCCGGGTCGGGAAGCAGAAGGCTGCCGCCGACAATCAGGGCACCGACGCGTTGACGCTGCAGACGTCCGCTGTGTCCGCGAACGCGAACGCGTGGGTCACCTGGTCGGAGGATCAGCAGAAGGCCATCGACGAGGCTGGTGAGGCGGCACGGAAGGCCGCCGACGCGTCGTTCACGACGCAGAAGCTCGACATTGCCTCCGCTGATGAGGTCGCCTCAGCGCGGGACAAGGTGACCGACGCGACGAAGTCCCTGCGGGACGCGGAAGCCGACCGGGAGGACACGTACGCCCGGAAGGGTGTGAGCGTCAACGACAAGGTCCGTGCTGAGGAGTCCGTCGCTGATGCCCGCAAGGCCCTGCAGGACGCCACAGAGTCCCTCACGGACACCGAAACCCGGTCGGACCCGGTGGCGCAGTACCGCGCCAAGGTGCAGGGGATCATCGACACCACCAGCACGTTCGTATCGGACATCCAGACTCTCGCATCCAAGGGCTTGAACGCTACCGACCTGTCGCAGCTCATCGCGCAGGGCCCGGAGGCCTCCGCGGACACCCGCAAGGCCCTCCTCGGCGACCCCACGGCGATCGACTTCACGAACGACGCCCGCGTCACCATCGACAACCTCACGGGCACGCTGACCACGCAGGCGGAGGTCACGCAGGCCGGTGTGCTGTCCGGGAAGGCCATCGGCGGGAACCTGGGCTTGGGCATCCAGATCGCCCTGCAGGAGGGCTCCGCGAACACCATCCAGGAGATCGCCGACAGCCTGGGCGTGAGCGGTTACCAGATCTACAACGTGGGCCAATCCCTGGGTCTGCAGTTCCTGCAGGGCTTCAACGACGCGTCGAAGTTCGACCTGACGAAGCAGGAGCGGTGGGCGACCGGCATGGGCGGCGGCGGTGGCTTGACCGCGTACGCGTCCGGTGGGGTCTACCCGGGGTACACGCCGGGTCGTGACATCGGGCACATCGGGGTGTCTGGTGGTGAGGCCATCATGCGGCCCGAGTGGACCGTCGCTGTCGGGAAGGGCTTCGTGGACCACATGAACCGCATCGCCCGGACCCTCGGGGTGGGTGGGGTGCGCGCTGAGATGGGCCGCTACCTCGGCGGCTTCGCCGGTGGTGGGACGGTGCCGCAGGTCGTCACAGTGCCGGTGCACTCCACGAACGAGCGGTACTCGCCGGTGACGGTGCAGCGCGCGTACGTGGTGAACGCGGAGTCCTTGGGTGTGTACGGGGACCGGACGAAGCAGATGCGGCGACTCGGCGGAGGCTCTCATGGCTGATCTCGACGCACAGGTGACGTTCAGCGGTGACACGGATCTGACGATCACCGACGGCGACGACTACGAGCTTGTGTCGGTCGTCGCCACCGGCCGTTCCTGGCGGCGCCGCACCGTCGAGGGCACCTACATGCACGGCCGGGCGCTGCTCGGTGCGGTCCTCGACGCCGGCACCCTGACGGTGCAGGTCCGATGCAAGGGCGACTCGTGGGTGTCGACGGCGAACCGCTACCAGGAGCTGCTGCCCTACGTCACGCCACTGTCCTATGAGGTGACGGTGACCATCGAGGGCGTGGCGACCACGTACACGTGCGAGCCGGCCGACGTGGAGGCCCCGCTCGAGAAGTTCTCGGCCATGGCCAAGCTGCTGGACGTGACCTTGACGATCCCGGTGTCCCCCCTCGTCGCGTGACACGAACCGGGTGACACGCCCAGACCGACCCTGGGCAGGTGACCATAGGTGCTGGGTACCTCTCCGTCGCGGCTCAGGCGATCCTGGGGCCGTCGCATAGTGACCTCGTGCCGTCCGTGCTGTGGCTGGGCTGGCTCGATGATGCTGGCGCCCTGATCGCCACCACCGGCACCTCAGTCACCCATGCGGTGTTCGGGCCGGCCACGGACGGGGTGACGACCCTCGTCGAGCTCGACGCCGGTGTCGCCGGCGACGGCTGGCACATCGCAGCCCTGGCCCTGCTCGACGCCGCCACGGACGGACAGGTCATCATCTCCGCCGGCCTCGTCGACACGTCCGGGGATCCCACGATCATCAGCCCCGACGTGGACACGCCGCTGAGCCTTGAGCCGGGCGCCGTGACGTTCAGGACGACCAGTGGCTGACCTGGTCTGGTCGACCGCCCTGGACGACCTGCCCCTCGGCGCCGTCGAGACGATCCCCCTGGCCGTCGACACCAACCTGTCCCGGGACAGCGTCGATGCCGGGCAGGTGGCCGCGTCCGGGTCCCATCAGATCCTGACGGTCCCGGCCGGCAGCGACATCGTGAGCTACACGTACACCGACGCGGGGACGCCCGCACCAGTGCAGGGTGCGGCCGGGTTCGTGTTGCGCGCAGCGACCGGGTTGCAGCAGTGGGTGTTCTGCCATGGGCGTGCCGCGGGCTTCACGACCTCCGCCCTGTCGGTGATCGGCGCCGAGTTCCAGACCGTGTCGCGGCCGGGTGGGGAGTGGCTGGCGGGCGTCCTCGCGTTCGACGGCGCCGACCTGACCCTGTACCTCGACGGTGTCTTGGCCGGTTCGTGGACGGACATGGTCGACCAGACGCAGATGTTCCAGCTGGTGCTCAACCCGGGCGACGCGCTGATGTGGGCGGGTGTGTGGACGGGTGACGCGGACTGGGCTGCTGTGTCGGCGCAGTTGCGCGCGGACTGGCTAGGTGCACCGGCGCTCACTGCTGTCGGCTCGTGGGCGCTGCACGGCGCCGCCATGGTCAGTGAGGGTGAGCCGGACATCCCGGACGTGCCGGAGGGCACCCCGGGCGGGTCCGTGATCCCACCGGAGCCGCCTGAGCCGGCGCTCCCGCCCGCCGGTGTGCCCGACCCGGTGCTGTGGAGGGTGTCGGAGATCATGCCCTCCCCCGTCCTGGATGCGCACGGGAACCCCATCGACTGGCTGCCCGACGAGGTGGTCCGTGAGGAGGTGGGGCGCCTTCAGATCGTCGTCGAGGGCGTCGACATCACCTACTGGGACGGGGCTCCGACGCCGGTGCCGACGTGGACCCGGACCGAGCCTTTCGGTTCCCAGACTGCGGTCATCCAACTGCCGCAGATCACACCGTTCCATCTGCTGCCTGCGTGGTGTGTCGCCGGCGCGAACGTCGACATCCGCCTGGCCGTGACCGGTGGGGCCGTGGTGCAGAGGTTCTCCGGTGTCGTCAGCTCGTTCGGGCATCGCGCCGACGCTGGCGTGTTCACCGTGGAGTGCGCCGGCGTCGTGTACGTGTCCGACTGGCAACTGCGTACCCCCGCGTTCCTGACCAGCCCCCGGGACGTCGGGGTGGTCATCGCCGACACCATGAACTCGGCGGTCTCCCGACGCCACACCGAAGTGCCGTCGGTGAACATGGGCTGTGTGACGTCAGTCCTGGGCGGTTGGGAGCCCAGGATCACCGGCTTCGTCCAGCAGCTCCTGGCGACGGCCGTCACCGGTGGCCGTCAGTGGACCGTGAAGTGCGCGGACCGCGCACCCGTGCTCGAGCAGAAGGACACGACGACGGTGTCGTGGTCGACGCACAACGGGCAGCGTGGCGTGACCATCGACCTGACCCGCGACTACTCGCAGGCGCCGAACGTGATCTTCGGGGAGGGCATCTCCCCGGATGGGGGCCGGTGGCGCAACGCCATGTTCCCGAACTGGCGGCCGGACGACACGCCGCCGTATCCGCTGGCTCCGTCAGCGTCGATCGGGCTCGGCACCCGGGATGCTTCGACCACGACCGGTAGTGGTGTGTCGGATTGGCAGCGGAAGGTCGGGCTGCCGGTCACTGGCGTGTACGGCCGGGCCGACCGGGCTCGCTGCCTGGAGGTTCAGACCGCCGCGGGCATCCAGCGTGACGGCTACGTGGGGCCGCAGACGTGGGCGGCGACGTTCGGCACCGGGTCGAACACGGGCACCCTGGACTGCTTCTACCTGCCGTTGGCGTGGGCGTCGAACGTCATGCCCCGCCGGTACGGCCCCGACGGTGACGACCTGGGCCCCAACCCGGCCTACGACCCGAGCGTGCTGCGGGTGGAGGAGAAGATCGACTTCGGGCAGGGCGTGACGAAGGCGGAGGGCCGGCAGGGCGCATCGGACTACCTGGCGCGGGAGATCAACCCCGGCTGGGTCGGGACGGTCGCGTTCGAGACCGACCCGCAGGAGCACAGCCGCTACCTGATCGACGAGGGCACGAACGGGATCATCCGGGGGTTCCGCGGGGAGGACCTGCTGGTGCATGTCGCGCAGGTCGACTACGGCCCCGATCAGGTCACGGCGACGGTCGACACGAACGCGCGGGACTTCCCCCGCCTGGATGCGATCCGGGAGCGGGAGCGTAACGCGACAGACCCGGCGAAGGCGTACCAGAAGCGCCTCAACCAGGGATCGATCACGGAGGCCAGGTCGACGTTCGACGCGGAGTCTCCCGCCGGGCAGGTACCCCGGTTCGCCCTGTTCTCCAACCTGTGGAGCGTGGTGCGGATCCCGTTCGGCGCCTACGGGTCCGTGTCGCGCACCGAGCTGACCACGTCGGGGCCGGCCCGCCAGTTCTCCGCCGCGGTGTTCGACCGACCAATCACCGCGGCCCGGCTGCTGAGCGTGGTGGGGAACCCGTTGACGGCGTCGAACAACCCCTGGTCGACTGACGAGGTTGATCAGGCTGGTCTGCTCATGTCGTGGGGGTGGGCGACGCAGCCCGCCGGCTACTACCCCGGTGAGGCTACGAGCCCCGACGGTGAGACTGAGGCGCCCGTCACTGGGCGCCTGGTCGACGATTCCGGGTGGGACTTCGCGTCCACGCAGCCGCCGTGGTTGTGGGTGGCGTTCATCGCTGCGGGCGGCTGCTACGTGCAGGGCCGGTTCTGGCCCGGGGTGGACTGATGGGCAAGGGCCCATGGGTGCAGCCCCCGGATCAGACGCTGCCGGTGGACGCTGCGCTCACGGCTGGTGTCGAGCAGAGACTGTTCTCCGGAGACACCTTCCCGGGCGGCTGGGTTGGCCTGTACAACCCGATGATGCTGTCGTGGTCGCAGGTCCGCTCCGGGGCCGCCGGGTCGGTGGAAGGTGTCATTCCCGCGTCGACTCTGGCGTGGTTCGGCCGGGCCGGGTTGACGCGCGCCACGTCGGGTGGCCTGACCGGGGATGGTCCGCCGTGGTATGAGCTCCACCGCGGGATCGGCTGGGTCACAGCCTCACCCGCCTCCTATCCGCAGGTCGGACCCGATACGGCTCCTGACGGGGCGACCGTCGAGTTCGAGGGTGACGGCCAGTACGTGTCGGATGCGACCGTGGTGGTCTCCTGCGAGACGATCGCTGAGGTCCAGGAGACCTGGGTGTCGGGGATCTTGAGCAGCTTCGCCATCACCGGGTCAGTGCGGCGTGTGGCCAGCCTGGATGGGGCCGACCCGGGGTCGATCGGGGTGGGGTCGTTCCCGGATGTCGGGACCCTGCTGGGTGGGTCGCTGATCGCTCAGGCCAGCGTGATCAGCGACGGCAGTGATGTCGCCAGCGGTGAGTGCGTGCTGCCGTTGGGGCAGCCGTCGGCGTTCACGGTGTCGTCCGCCTGGGAGGGTGGGGGGCCGCCGGCGCTGTTTGAGTATCCGGCGCCGGAGTCCGGGGATCGCGCCGTCACGGCGTATCAGACGATCGTGGAGTTCGCCGTCGTTGAGGCGTCGGCGGTGTACCGGCCACCCCGGTACCGGGTCGTGACACCGGGTGGAGGGCAGTGGCGGCTGCGGCAGCGTCAGTCCCTGTCCGGTGCGGATGGGTGGCCGCTGCGGCAGCGTCAGGCCGGTGGCCATGGTGGCTCGTGGCCACTGCGGCAGCGGCAAGGGGGCGTGTGACACCCACCCCCACATGGTGTGCGTCAGGAAGCACACAGCATGTGGAGGGCCACCGTGACGTACTTGCTCTGGATGCCAGAGGCCATCCGCAAGGAGATCCCCAAGCACCACCGTGGCCCGCGGCCCTTCCACAACCGGGTCAACGACCACGTCGCCGTGTCCGAGGCGTCCAGCCTGTTCGGCTACTTCTCCGGCGCCGGCGTCTGCTCCCACGCCTACGTCCGCAAGAGCACCGCTGAGCAGCTCGCCGCCGGCGCGATGGCGACCATCGAGCAGTACCTCCCGCTGGACAACTACTCCGCAGCCGACCTGGACGGCAACGACGGGACGTTCTCGGTCGAGACCCAGGGCGGCGTGAACAACGCCCAGGCTGAGCCGTGGGACGACGGCCAGCTCCGCGCCCTCGCGTACATCGCCTGGTGGGTCCACCAGCAGACCCCGCAGGTGCCGCTCCGGCTCGCCACGTCCTCGAAGGTCGGCGAGGAGTCGAAGGGCCTGTCCTGGCACCGCCTCGGCATCAACGGCAACTTCCCGGCCCTGCCGTCCATCCTCGCCGGTCGTGAGCAGCGTGGCGGCGGGATGCGCTACTCGAAGTCGGCCGGGAAGATCTGCCCCGGGAACGCGAAGATCGGGCAGATGCCGCGCGTCCTGGAGTTGGCGCTGGCGCTCGCAGGTGGGACGACGACCCCTGTCACCACCACACCCGCTACCACGGCCCCCGTCGGCAACGGTGGCGGCGTCAAGAACTGGCTCCAGCAGGGCGACACCGGTCCCGCGGTCCTGGCGCTCCAGACCGGCCTCAAGACGCTCGGCTACTACACGGGCGCGCTCGACAGTTCCTTCGGCCCGGCGACTCTCGCCGCGGTGCGCGCCTTCCAGCTCGCCAACGGCCTCGTCATCGACGGCCTCGCCGGGCCCGCAACCCAGACCGAGCTCGCACGCGACCTCGCCGCCAACAAGCCCGCGCCGGCCCCCGCTGCTTCCGGTGCCGTGCTGCGACGCGGATCCAGCGGCGCCGAGGTGTCGGCGCTCCAGCGGGTCCTCAACAAGAACTACCCCGCCTACTCCCGCCTCACGGTCGACGGTCTCTACGGACCGGCGACCGAGGCCGTCGTCCGCGAGTTCCAGCGCCGCGCCGTTCTCGAGGTCGACGGCATCTGCGGACCCAAGACGCGTCGCGCTCTGGGCATCTCGTGATCCGCGACATGGCCGCCATCGCCGCCGGCGTACTGCTCGGCGCCCTGCTGTCCGCGGTGGCGCTCGCGGGCGTGGTCTGGCTGGTGCTGGACCCGATCCGTGACGCAACCATCAGCTGGGGATGGGGGTGCCCGTGACCATGCCCGACTCGGGGCTGCCCCGCTGGGCTCAGGTCGCGGGCCGGCTCGCCCGTGTCGCGATCTACGCCCTCGGTGTGGTCGTGGGCATCGGTGACGTGTGGGTCCGCTCCGACGTCATCGCGGACGCCGTGGGTGTGCCGTGGGTGCTGGTGTGGGGTTGGCTCGCGCTCGCTTCCGGGACGATCGGGGCCCTGGCCGTCATCGCGTGGCGCTGGCGCTGGGAACTCGTCGCCTCCGCCGCGCTGGCGTTCGCGTTCGCGGCCCGAGCCGTCGGCGTGTGGGCCACCGTGGACGACCTGCCGAGTCGCATCGCCCCCGCGGCCGTCATGACCATCGCCGCGCTGTCCTGCCTGCTGCGCGCCCTGGACCTGAGCGTCTTCGCCAGCCGCACCTCAGCGATGGCGATCCGAGTCCGCCGACGAGCTCGATCGTGAGCGGCGTCCAGATCGCCCTCGCGGCCCTCGCCGCGCTCCTCGGTTCGACGGTCCTCGCCGCCGCGATCACCGCCGGCGTCTCGTACCGCCTTGGGGTCCGCGCCGATGAGCGGGGCGCACGCCAGGACGAGGCGTCGGGACGCCGCGACACCATCGCCGACCGCGACGCACTGATCGACCAGCTGAGCGATGGCCTGGCCGATGAGCGCACCGCGCGCGAGGCGCTGGCCGTGCGTGTGGATGCGCTTGAGCGGCAGCGGGAGGCCGACCGCGTGTACATCGACGAACTCCGCGCGCACATCTGGGCGGGCAAGCCCCCGCCCCCACCCGACCGTCACACCCTCACCGACTGACCTGAGGAGGTCACCATGTCCCACATCGCCGTCACCGACCGGTGGAAGACCATCCGGGAGTCGACCAAGCGTGCTCTGCGCACCGGTCTGCAGGGCCTGACCGCGACCGCCCTGGCGGTGACCGTGCTGGCGATCCCACCGGTGGAGTCCGCGGTGAACGCGTGGCTCACGCAGATCAACCCAGGCATGTCCCTGCCGGCTGGCCTGGTGGCTGCGATCGGCGTCGTGGGCGCCGCGACGGTGGCCCTGGTGTCGAAGCTGCAGAACCTGATCGAGGGCCGCGACAAGCCGACCACGGTCGTCGACTGGGCCGCCTACGCGGAGCTCCTGTCCGAGCAGGTGACGACTCTGCGGGCTGCGCTCGATGAGGCCCGCTCCGCTGCCTCGGGGAAGTGAACGCCGAGGAGACGATCGAGGCCCTGGTGGCGTGGGTGTGCAGGCTCACGGGCCTGCCGGCCAGTGTGGTGCGGTTGACGGTGGGGTTGCCCTTGATGAGGGAGGACTCGTGAGCCTGCGAGATCGCGTCCAGTCGGCGCAGAGAGACCCTGGCTTCGCCTGTTCGATCGCGCTCATCCAGGACCAGCTGAGCGGGTCCGACCGGGCTGAGCTCGACACTGTCCTCGCGGATCGCGCGCTCTCAGCGGCGGCGATCGCGCGGGTTCTGACAGCTGAGGGCCACGTGGTGCGACAGCAGACCGTCGCGCGTCACCGCAGGGGGGACTGCTCCTGTGGGACTCGCTGACGACGTCCGGGCCGCGCAGGTCGCACCCCACATCAGCCCGATCCGCTCCGCCCCCTCGGGCTTCGAGCCGGGGGTGCGGTATGAGGCTGGTGAGCCCGTCGAGGTCACCGTGCAGGTCACGGAGATCCCCGAGGATGAGGCCGCGTGGCGGGCCGAGATCAAGCGCGTCACCACCCTGGACATCCCCGAGGCGCGGCGGGTGGAGATCCAGCAGGTCCGCTACTGGGGCAACCCTGAGCAGCCGCTGGTGTACGTGCGGTTCGGCATCCGTGACCGTGAGTCCGTCCGGGCTGACGGTGACCTGCCTGGCCTCGTCCGGGTCGTGCGCGGCAACCGCCGGCGCCCCACCAAGGCCACGGCCAGCAGGACCCGGGTGGTCGTGGTGTCGGATGCGCAGGTCGGGAAGGTCGACCATCGGGGCGGGACTCCGGCGTTCCTCGCCCGCGTCGAGCAGCTGCTGGCTGGGCTCGAGGTCGTGATGCGGCAGGAGCGGTGCGAGGACGCGCTGGTGCTTGACCCGGGCGATCTGACGGAGGGCTTCGAGAACACCGGGAGCCAGCTGCACACCGACGACTTGTCCCTGCCGGATCAGCTGGACCTCGCACAGGTCGTCCTCACCGAGATCGTCTCCATGGTCGCGGCCAAGCACACCTGGACCCGTGTGGCCACGGTGCCGTCGAACCACGGTGCCTGGCGACGCGGGAAGGACCGATTGGGGCGCCCGGGCGACGACTTCGGGATCCTCACCCACAAGACCGTCGCCCGCGCCATGCGCATGGCCGGCCGTGATGACGTGACGTTCGTCATCCCGGACCCGTGGGTGGAGTCTCTGGCCCTGCAGGTCCGCGGCGCGGTCGTGGGCATGGCGCACGGCCACCAGGCCAACACCCCGGACCGGCTGCCCGACTGGTGGGCCAAGCAGACGCACGGCGGTGGGCCCCTCGCCGCCGCCAGCATCCTCGTCTCCGGGCACTTCCATCATCTGCGCGTGCAGCCGTCCGGAGCGATCGACGGCAAGGCCCGATGGTGGATGCAGGCCCCCACCCTGGACAACGGCTCAGCCTGGTGGGCGAACGGACAAGGCGGCGCCGACGTGGAGGCCGGCCTACTGACGTTCACGGTCGACGACCAGGGCCGTTGGGACGGGCTGCGGCTCATCACCGAGTGAGTGGAGCTGCCGGGAGTCGAACCCGAGTCCGGCCCACGTCCGCATGCGGTTGTCGGTGACCGTCGAAACCGTCCAGCCCCTCGCTGACCCGACTCTACGGACGGGGTGCGACCCGCCGGCGGATGGCCCGCCACAGCACCTCGTCGACCATCCGCGACGCCGGATGCGCCAGCACCGCCGCCAGGTCCATCCGGTCCGGCCAGGGGCCCTGCTCCCACCAGGCGTCCCGTGCTGCGAGCATCGTCGCCAGCAGTTCGTCCGGCAGGCCCTCGGCGCGGGCCCGGTCCATCGCCGCCGCAGCGGAGAGAACCTGCTCGGCGGGCCTGTCGGGGGCGCTCATCATGGTGGCTCCACGGAGGCTAGAAGACACAGCAAGAGACAGAAAGCCCAGGTCAGCGGCTACGGACAGATGTTCGACCAGCCCCCATCACCCGGCGCGCGCGGCGGTGAATGTGCAGGTCCGGGCCCCTATGGTGCGGATGAGTCAGTCGATACGCCGGGTTCTGCGCGAACGGCCTCTGACCTGCGCCTCTACGCCGCCGGTGGCTCTGCGGAGGCTGCGAGATCGTCCTCAGACCTGGGTAGGAGCACGACGCCGTCCGCCGTGTCACGCATGCGCTCATCGTCGTCGGGCCACAGGTGGGCGTAGGTCTGCAGCGTCTCCGCCGGATTCCGGTGGCCGAGGCGATGCGCCACAGCGACCGGGGAGGCGCCGCCGGCGATGAGGAGCGACGCGTGGAAGTGCCGCAGCGCATGCCACGCCTCTCCCGCGGGTATCCCGGCCGGGTCCGCCGCAGCGTGCCAGACCTGCCACGTGACCTTCGGCATCATGGCCCCGCCGCGGCGGGTGGTGAACACCAGGCCCTCGCCACGGTCACCCAACACGGCGCGGGTGGTCTTGCCGATGGGCACCGTCCGCACGCTCCCGGGGGTCTTGGGCGGCCCCCACTTCGGCGCCGTGGCCGACCCTGAACGCAGCAGCTGCCGGTCGACGCGCAGCGCCGCGGTGCCGTCTTCGCCATCGACGACCCGGTCCCAGGTGAGCCCGACGAGCTCGCCGATCCGCAGGCCCGACGCCGCCGCGAGGATGAACAGCGGCCGGTAGCGCGGGTCAGCCCCGTCCACGACCTTCTGCACGGTCGACACGCTGAGCGGGACGATCGGCCCGGCTTCCACCGGCGGCAGGTTGATCCGCCGGCACGGGCTGGTGTGGATGCGCCGCTCCTCGACAGCCAGAGTGCAGATCCCCGCCAGGTAGACGTAGGTCACGCGCACGGTCGACGGCGCGAGCTTGCCCGCCCACACCGTGACAGCGGCCTGCACGCGGCCCCGGGTCATCGCCGACCAGGGCACATCGCCGAGCGTCGGCAGGATGTACCGGTCGAGCCGGCCCCGGACTTGCCGCAGTGACGTCGCCCGCTGGTGCACCTGCTCGAGGTACCAGCGTTCCGCCACCGCGCGGACCGTGGTCGAGCTGGCCGCCGGGGAGATGTAGGTGCCGGTCCGCTGCTGAACACCGACGTCTTCGAGCCATGCAAGAGCGGCGTTCTTCGTGGTGAAGGCCTTGCGCCGGCGGACGCCGTCGGCTTCGGCCCACGTCGCCAGCCACCGCTTGCCCACGCCGTAGCGGTCGGTGCGGGTGCGTCCGTTCCCGGCGGGGCTCGGCGTGGTCCATCGGTCCTCAACATGCGCCATCGACGTCAGTCCAGGCCGACGAGGCAGGAGCGCATCGTCTTCCCGCCAGCGGACTCGATGATGACGACCTCCACCGGGTCGAGGTCGTCGGTGATCGCGATCGTGTCGCACATTCCGATGGCCGGCCCGTAGTCGAGGTCGTCAGTGCTGCTGAGGGTCGTCTCGACGACAGCCGTGATCTCGCTCTGCTGCGTCACGTCGGTGATGAACTCGGCCCACGGGTCGAGGGCCTGGAGGATCGCCGGCTTCTGCGGCGACTCGGGCCGCGGGCTGCTGCAGGCGCCGAACCCCATCGCGACCGCCGCTACGACAGCCACGGTGGCGATGCTTCGTCCGGCGTTCATCGTGTGCCCCTCCCTCGGATCCGGCGCAGTCGGTTGACCGTCACCGGGTCGTACTCCAACGCGTCCGCTCGGTCGAGCAGCGCGTTCAGCATCTGGTAGTAGCGGGTCGGCGACAGACCCGTCTCCGCGCGGATCGCCCCGACCTTCGCCCCCTGGTGCACCCACAGGCGCCGCTCCACACCCAGGACCGCCCTCTCGGCGTCGGTCAGCATCCCCACTCCACCTCCGCGTGCAGCGCAGCGATCTGTGCCCGCTCCCCATCGGTCAGTCCGTCAAGACGCGCCATGAGCGTCTCCTCGTCAACCCAGCACTCGTCCGCAACGGTCGCCAGGTCGTCAGCCCACCGCAGCGCCGCCAGGAGCTGGTCCAGGTCAACGAGCCACCGGGCCGCCAGCATCCGTGCCGCCCGCTCCTGCGCCGGCGACGCGCCATCGGTGTGCCCGAGCTCCACGTGCGCCAGTTCGTGCGCGAGGGTGCAGCGGCGCTGCACCTGCAGCTGGTCGGGGTGCAGGCGGATCACCTGCGCCCCGTCGGTCTCCCCCAGCCGGCCGGGTGTGCGCCGCCACGACAAGTCGATGTTCGACAGCGACCTCAGTCGATGCCACGGATGGAAGACCGACCCCTGCGCCCCCTGCTGTGTCATGGCCAGGACGGTAGCGGCCGCCTCGGACACTCAGGCCGGGTCGAAGCCCCCGTCGTCCTGGGACTCCTCCCCTGGCTGCTTCGGGCCCGGGCGGGGTTCACCAGATCGAGCAGCCAGCCTCAGCGTCGACTGGTCCTGCCGGCGTCGGGGCTTCGGCTGCAGCAGCGGGTCGTCGGAGTCTCCGGTGATCACTCGCGCGTTGGTCTTCACGTCCCCCACGGTGGTCGTGTCCGGCGCGTCCATCAGCAACGCGAGGACCGCCGACTGCGCCATCGACATCCCGGAGGTCGTTGAGCTCGTCCTCCCTTCGAGGCGCTGCCGCAGCTCGTCGACCAGGGTCGAGTCGGAGACGGCCGCCAGGCCCTGACCGCGTAGCACCTCGAGCCGTGCGGCGACTTCCTCCTCCAGCCGCCCACCGGTGATCTCGGTGGGCTTCATCTGGGCGGCGAACGCCATCCACGCGATCGTGTCGGTCTTGTAGCGGGTCGGGGTGATCTGGCCGCGGGTCTCACGCCAACCGCGGGTGTAGAGGCGCCATTGGTCGGGGCCGATGCCGGCTCGGCGGGCTGCCTCGGCGATCGTGATGCCGAGGAGGTCTCGCCGGGCTTCGATGGCCCGGACCACTGGTGGCGGATTCGGTCTCGTCATGTCGCCCACCCTGCCCAGCGTAGGGCTGCGAACGCTAGTCCGCGTGCAGGCTCGACCTTTCGCAATCACACGGCTGTAGTTGTCGAACATCGCAGGTCAGTGACGTGGACGCGCGTCCGACTCGTCCGGCCGGGGGACTTCGCTGAGATTCGCTGTTGCGTGTAACGCGCTTCCGCGTTACAGTCAGATCCATGAAGCAGCCGAAGCAGCCGGTCGTCTGGTGGGAGCTGCGGGTGATCCGGGAGAAGGACGGGCACTCGCTGACCTCGCTCGCGCGGGTCGTCCCGCCGGCGCCCGGACAGAAGAGGCCGCCGGGGATGTCGCTCGGGTACCTGTGTGACCTGGAGAACGGGCGCCGTGAGCCGTCGCCGGAGATCACCGCTCGCCTGGCGAAGGCGCTGCGGGTGCCGGTGTCGGTCCTGACGAAGGAGGCGGCGTGAAGGCGCTCATGACGGTCTGGGACGTGGCCGACAGGCTCCGGCTGAACCCCGAGACGGTGCGCACGAAGACGCGCCGCAAGGAGATCCCGGCCATGAAGACCGGGTCGGGTCGGACGTGCGCGTACCGGTACGACCCCGCCGACATCGAGGAGTACATCGCACGTCTGAAGCGCCAGCAGCAGACGGCATGACGTGTAACGCGACCGGGCGTTACCGGCCCACCCGGGGGCCTGACCCGGGAGCCCCGGCGGGTGTCGAAGCCCACCGGGGCACTCAGCAAAAGCCGTACCGAGATGAGGGAGCGCACGTGATGTTCGGGTGGAGGAAGCGCCGCAGCAGCGGCGAGGAGGACGCGGGGCTGCTCGACGCGGCTGCGTCAGCGGTGGTGCGTGAGTGCCGCAGCGACGACGTCGACTACGACGACCTGCGCGCCCTCGTGGACGCGACCCAGGGCACCCGTGGAGGCCTGCGGTGAGCGGCCCCTGGTCGGCGCCCGCCGGCCGCCTGGTCCTGCCCGTCGGAGCGGACCGGGCCGAGTGGCTCCGGGTCCGCACCCGGGGGATCGGCGGGTCGGACATCGCCACGATCCTGGGCCACAACAAGTACGGCAACGCGTTCGGGGTGTGGCAGGACAAGACCGACCCGCGGATCGTGGAGGAGCCGTCGGAGGCGCAGTGGTGGGGCCAGCAGACCGAGGCCCTGACCACGGAACGCTTCGAGGCCATCACGGGGATCGCTACGCGCCGCGCCGGCACCTACGCCCACCGGGTGCACCCGCACCACATGGTCAACCCGGACCGGTTCACCGCCGACGGCGGCGTGCTCGAGGTCAAGGACCACGAGTCGCTGTCCGACGCAGGCAAGACGGTCCTGCGGGGCGACATCACCGACCACGCGTACGTGCAGCTGATGTGGGCGTGCCACGTGACGGGCCGCACGCACGGATGGTTCGCCGCGAAGGTCGGCAAGCAGACGCGCGTGCTGGGCCCGTTCCCCGCCGATGAGGCCGTGATCGCGCACCTGGTGGCAGCGGCGGACGAGTTCTGGGCGCTGGTGGAGTCCCGCACTCCCCCGCCGGTGGACTACGCGTCGGTGACCGCTGACGAGGTCGCGGCCCGGTTCCCCACGGTCACGCCCGAGTCCGCGGCGGAGGTCTACGACCTGCCGATCCCGGACATGGTGCTCGATGACCTTGACCGCCTCGCGGAGATCCGGGACCTCGGTGTGCAGTACGCGGCCGAGCGGGAGGCGATCGAGACGCGACTGAAGGCGCGGATCGGGGAACGGGAGTTCCTGACCGTGCACGGGCGTCCGGTGCTCCGGTGGCAGCAGGTCGCGGGCCGGCGGCAGTTCGACAAGGCCGCGGCGGTGGGTCGGCTCGCGGAGCTGACGGGCCGCCCGCGGGTCGAGGTGGAGGCGGAGCTCACGGTGCAGGGGTCTCCCACGCGCCGGTTCGCTCCGGTCGAGTCGAAGGAGAAGGTGGCGTGAACGCACGGGCAGCAGCGGTGACGCGTCTGGACGAGGGCGCGCAGGTGATCCAGCATCCCGCCTCGTCGGCGCTGGCCGTCGTGCCGGGGCAGGCGGAGTGGACGGCGGCACAGGTGGCCGCGCTCGCACAGATCGGCGTCGGCGCGGCCCCTCCGGGTGACCAGCTGGTGTTCCTGAACTTCGCGCAGCGCACCGGCCTGGACCCGTTCGCGCGGCAGATCTACATGATCGGCCGCAACGACAGGTCGACGGGAACGACGAAGTGGACGATCCAGGCGTCGATCGACGGACTGCGGATCGTCGCGCAGCGGTCCGGGGAGTACACCGGTCAGGTCGGCCCCGAGTGGTGCGGCCCGGACGGGGCGTGGCGGGACGTCTGGTTGGAGGCGGAACCGCCGACCGCGGCCCGCGTCGGTGTGCTGCGGAGGGGCTTCGCGCAGCCGCTGTACGCGGTCGCGTTGTTCCGGGAGTACGCGTCGACTCGGTGGGACAGGGAGTCCCGTGGGCAGGTCCTGACGGGGCTGTGGGCGTCGAAGCCTGCGGTGATGATCGCGAAGTGCGCGGAGGCGTTGGCGCTGCGCAAGGCGTTCCCCATGGATCTGTCGGGCCTCTACACGGCTGAGGAGATGTCCCAGGTCGACGTCGAGGCGCCGGCGCCGGTGGCTGCGCCTCAGGTCGTCCCGGCCGCCTCACCGGGCCGCGACTGGCTTGCCGAGGTGGCTGCTCTCACGGATGCCGATGCGCTGCGTGCGCTCTACACGGAGGCCGTCGCGTCGATCCCGAAGGGCCCGGAGCGCACGCGTGTGCAGGCGGCGATCACTGACCGTGCGGCTGCTGTCGCGCAGCCCCAGCAGCACGGCGACTCCGGCGATGTCGTGGACGCGGAGGTCGTCGAGGACTGAGCCTCCGCACCTCTCCCCCCCTATCGAAGGAGCATCACGATGACCCCCATCAGCATCCGCCGGCGGCGCACGCAGAGCCCGTCGGGTCGCCCAGCCCACGGTGTCACGGCCTGGCTCGCGCAGATCCCCCACCGCACCACCGAGACCCTGGTGCGGCACGCTGACCCGCTCGCCGACGGCAAGCTCGACAGCATCGGGCAGCCGGTCAAGCCCCGCATCGAGTACATGGGCCGCGCGGAGCGTCGCGCCTACGGGCGCGCCCACCACATCCCGACGCCGCCATCGGCGCTCGTCACCTACCGCCGGGAGCCCTGATGGTCACGCGTCTCCTGACCCCGATGGAGGAGGTCGAGCTCCGCCTGGAAGCGACCGAGCCGCGCGTGGTCACCCGCTCCGTCGACCTCCTCAACGTCCTGACGTTGACGGCGACGTACCGGACGGCACCGCACGCGCACACCGCGGCCCTCGCGTTCGGTGGCAAGAAGCCCGCCTATGTCACCCCGACCGCGTACGTGGCGTACCCGCTGCCGGGCGTGGTGATCGAGTTCCGGGTGGACATGCCGGTGCCAAGCCATCGGGCGCCCGGCCGGGCCGCCATGGGCCCGCGGGTCCGCAACGTCCTGTCCGGTCGGCACGCCGCCGCCATGCCCAAGCCGGGAACGGCCTGCGGCGGCGTCCTCCCGGGTTGGCGGCCCGTGAGCCGGGTCGAGTTCGAGTCGGGCGGTGCTGCCTGATGTCCGCGGACTTGATCACCGTGAGCGAAGCGGATGCTCTCTGGATCGACCTCCGAACGACCTTGGGGAACTTCGAGCGGGCGCTCCGCCGCATTGTGGAGACGAGGGCGTGGGAGCCGCTGGGTTACGCGTCGTTCTCCGAGGCGTGGCAGGACCGGATGCGCGGAACCCGGCTGCTGACCGCCGAGGCGCAGGGGTGGGCCGTCGCGGCGATGCGCGCCGAGGGCATGGCGCCGACGGACATGGTCACTGTGCTGGGTGCTGGATCTGGTGTGGGACCGGAGCGGGCCGTGCTTATCGCCCGCCAGATCGACAACGGTGTGCCGCCACGGTTCGTGACGACCGTGGCCCCACGGCCTCGTCCTTTGTCTCTCGATCCCGAGCCGACGAGGGTTGCCCCTCGCGCCGATGGGCCGACCATCGTCCGTGAGCACACACGGGAGTCCCCGAGCGCGCCGCGATTCGTGCACGTCGAGCTGACCGAGGACGAGTACGTGCACTTTCGGGCCGTGGCTGAGGGTCGCGGTCTTGACCTGACCACCGAGGGCGCGAAGGCAATCCGCGCCTGGTTTGGCCGGTTGGAGCGGGTCGATGGCACTTTCTAGCGCTGAGAGAAACCGTCGATACCGCGCGCGGATGAGTCCTGAAAGGCGCGCAGAGCAACTAGAGCGCGCCCGCGCGCGCGTCAGGGAGTGGAAGTTAGCACACCCGACGCAGGCGCGCGAGTTGAAGCGCAAGAGCGCCGCCAAGAGGCGGGCTGAGGACCCCGAACGAGAGAGGCTCGCGCAACGTACCTACCGAGAGCGGAACCGTGCGGCGTTCCTCGCCGCCGCTGCCGCACGGGATCAGAGACCTGAGGTTGCGTCCGCTCGCCGGACTCGGAATGCGGACCTCGCCGCCTACACCCGGGCCAATGCTTACCGAGCACGGGCTCGATGGACGCCATCTGAGCGCGAAATAGCTGCGCGTTCCGATCTCACACTGGTAGAAATCGCGCTGATCCTGGGGCGGACCCGCAGTTCGATCATAGATCAACGCCGCGCGCTCAGGAGGGCTGACCAATGAGTGACACCTTCCGTGACGTCCTGGCCGTTGAGCGCCACGACCGTGAGGCTGCCGCCGTCGCGGACCCGGCGTGGGAGGCCGCGATGGAGGCCGCCGACACCGAGTGGCATGAGCGGCGGCTGGACCAGTGACCGCCGGCCCATCGACGGGCACTCAGGTCGCGTCCCTGTGCCGCGATCTGGAGATGAAGACCCGCGAGTACGACCAGCTCGCGCAGGCGCGTGCGAACGCGGAGGTCGACTACAAGTCGGCGCGGGCCCGGCGGATCCTGCGGGCCCGCGCGGAGGGTTCGAAGTCCATCGCGGAGGCTGAGACGATCGCCGCCGCTGATCCGGCGCTCGAGACGCTGTGGCGTCAGTCGCTGATCGCGGACGCGATGGTCGACGCTGCGCAGAAGTCGATCTGGGCGCTTCGGGAGCGGATCGGCTACGGCCGGTCCCTGATCGCTACGGAGCGGGCTGCTGATCTTCTGCAGGCCGGCGGCTATGGAGGCTCGGCGTGAGCGGGGCGTTCACGCCGGCCACGGTGCGGCTCATCCTCGCGCGCGACGACAACCGGTGCGCGCGCTGCGGCCGGCCCGTGCGGGTCGAGGACCGTGGACGCGGCTGGTCTGTGCAGCATCGGCGGCCGCGTGGGATGGGCGGGTCGAAGGACCCTGTCACGGCCTCCCCCGTCAACGCGGTCATCTTGTGCGGCTCGGCGACGACGTTGTGCCACGGCTGGGTGGAGACGCACCGGGCTGAGGCGCGCACTCATGGGTGGCTGGTGCCGCAGTGGCGTGACCCGGCTGACGTGCCGGTGCTGCATCACAGCCAGGGGTGGGTGTGGATCACGCCCGCTGGGTACCGGGCGTGCACGACCGCGGAGCGGTGGCTGCTGGCTGGTCAGTGGCTGGCCGACGAGCTGCGGTCCAGTGGCATCCCGGATGACGACGTGGACGGCGTGCAGCGTCTCTCGGTGGCGGCGTCCGACCTGTTCGCAGTGATGGCCGGCGATGTCAGGAGGACAGCATGAAGCGACCGAACGACCCGAGGGCGGGTTCCCTGTGCACGGCGTGCAACCGGCCTCGTGCGGTCATGCCGCTGGTGCGTAGGCACTGTGCGTCGCCGACGTGTCACTGGTGGGTGTGCCCTGTGTGTGGGGCGACGAACGACGCGACGGGCGCGAACTCGAAGACGTGTCGGGACGGCACGCCGAAGTCGCTTCCGTGACTGTTGTGTAACACGCTTCCGCGTTACACTGGTTGGACTGGGATCGAGAAGGGGTTGGGGACATGACGCAGGACGTGATGGTGCGGACGCAGCTGGATGAGGCGGTCGCTGGCGGCCGGGTCGCCGCGGTGACCCCATGACCGACGAGGAGCGTGCGGCCTTCGAGGCCCTGGGTCGTGAGCGGAACACGTGGGCCCGGCAGATGGCGGACCTGCGCGACGACCTCGACACGGCTCGAAGCGAGGTGAAGGCCGAGGCGGAGAAGCGTCGCGACGCCGAGTCCGAGCGTGACCAGCTGGAGCGGGCGTTGGAGCAGTTCTGCGGTGACGCCGTGACGGCTGTGGTGGCGGTGGATTCGGTGCGGCTGGTCTTGACGCGGTGGCGTGAGTCCGTGTGGGGGGTGCCGGCATGAGCACGGAGATCCGGTGCGCTGCGCTCGGACACGAGGAGACCGTGCAGATCGGAAACCTGGCGGGCTACGACGACCCGCGCCTCTACCTCCTCGTGATGGCTACGTCCCACCTGACCCGACCCTGCGACTGAAAGGCCTGTGCCATGACCACCAAGAAGGCCGCCGAGCCGGCCGCAACCACCGTCCACGCCATCAAGGGCTTCAACCCGGACCTGACCTGCCGCGGCTTCCAGTTCGCCGAGGGCCAGACCTACGAGCACGACGGACCGGTGAGCCTGTGCCACTCGGGCTTCCACGCGGTCACCCAGCCGATCGACGTGCTCCGCTACTACCCGCCCACCCGATCGATCTACCACGAGGTCGACCTCGAGGAGACCGTCGGTCCTGACGGCGACGACTCGAAAGTCGCAGCCCGGGTCATCAAGATCGGCGTCAAGGTCGAGCTTCCGGCGCTGATCAAGGCGCAGGTGGACTTCGTGTTCGCCCACGCCAAGAAGCCGACGGCGGGAGGCGTGTCCAAGGCTGACCACGGCTGCGCTGTGGCGAAGACCGAGAACGGCGCGGCCACGGCC